CGAACGCCCTGCTGGCGGGCCCGCTCGGTGGTCGCGCGCAACTTCGTGTCTTCGCGTACCCGTTTGGCGCGACGCGCGGCGCGCGCATGAATGAGGGTTTCTTCCGATGGGATTCGCGCTGCGGCCGGATCCGCCAGAAATTCACCCGTCCGTACTCGGTCGAGAATGCGGGTGGCTTCGGCCAGGAGGTCGTCGCGCACCACCCGGCCTTGCTTGGACACGCCCAGAAGGCGGGCGAAGAAGTCGCGGAGACGCTGCATGATGCTGCGCGCCTGGTGCGCAGACTGGGTCTGGACATCGTTCAGGCCGCCGCGCAGGAACGGCATGTACACGTCACGCAGTAGCGCTTCCTGGAACGCACCGCTGCGCAGCCCGTTCCGCGGGGGGCCAAAGCCCAGTTCCTCGCGGAACGTTGCCAAGGTCTGCAGCGATGCCGTGTCCAGCTGCCGCCCGAACGCGATATGCGCGGTTTCGTGCTCGATAACCTCTGCCACGTCTACCGCGTCGGATGACAGGTACACCAGGGTGTCGGTTCCCGGGAATAGCGGGTCATTCGCAGGTTCCGGGTCCATGACAATAGAACCCTGCACACTGCCTTCCAGCTCGCGTGCGCGGCTCGCTTCTGACGCGCCCATCCAAGCCTTGAGGGAGTAGGTCTTACCGGAACGCCCCGTGAATACCCCACCCGGGCCAACCCCCAGACTTTCCCACGCGTTGGCCGGATTCCGCGCCATCAGCCGGGCTGCTTCCATCGGGGACGCCACTACCGCGCTCAGCGTTCGCCCGGGCCCACCGTACGACACTCGGGCAGAGCCGCGGCCCACCAGCGACACCTTGGCACCGGGGAACCGGTCTTTGAGGGCTTCCACCGCCTCATCCCGGACTGCTTGAACTTGCCCCTCTTCGACGCCCAGCGGCATGAGATCGGCCAGCGACACGGGCTGCGCAGAGGTGCGCGTTTCCGCGGGTTCGGGGGTGGCCGTGGCTTGTCCGGGTGCCAGCTTGTTTGCTACGGCTTCCACCAGGGCCCGTTGACGGGCTTTGAACTCGGTGTCGAACGAGGGCGGCGGACCGCGGCGGAAAGCGCTAACGCTGGCAGCCGGGCCAGAGACAATCGCGGACTGAATAGCCGTATCGATGAGGGTTTGCGCAAACTCCTGGGGAGTCGGCTGGGATACGCCCTGGTACCGGCTAAGCGTGTCCTGCAATACCGCTATCGATAGCTCTTCCAGCTGCTCACCAGACATCTCCAGCCCGGCGTAGGCCAGCCGTTTGCCCAAGTCCCGCGCGAAGACACGCGAACCCTCCAACGCGCTGCGCGCAAAGCCGCTTTCCAAGCCGCCCAAGCCTATGCGCTGGAACAGGGCCGTGACTGAGCCTTCGATTGCACCAGTGCCTACTGCGTAGGTAATGGCATCCGCGGAGTCGAGGCCGGCGGCTTTGGCTTGGGCCAACGCATCGTTTGCCGACAACGCCGCTTGCCCGAGGATGATCCCAGCGCCGCCGGTGAGCCCCAGCGCCGCTACCGTGGTCGCAGACCCCGCAGCTCCTCGCAGCTGCCGGACTGTTTCTTTGGCCGCTTCAGGGATGGCAGAACGGCGCAGGATGTCGGCCTGCGCTTCGGCCATCAGGTTCCCCATGCGACTGAGTTCATCTGCACCAGCGCCCAGGGCGTCAGGGACTGCGTCGCCCCCTACCAGTGAAAGCGGGGATGTCACCAGTTGCCCGGCGCGCAGCCCGGCGGAAGCGAAGCGAGCACCCGTTTCAGGTATCACGGTGGCGCCCGGGGCCGATACCCCTAGCATCTCTTCTGTCCGCCGCGTCACCCGTGCTTGTTCGGCCTGCCGGGCCAGGGCTTCGCCAGCTTCACCGCGCAGGTCTGCCAGGTGCTGCTGCCAAAAGGTCATGGGTTCCGCTGCACGCGCGCGTTCGTGCTCGTCTACTCGTGTGCGCGCCTTCTTGCGTCTCCGCTCACGCGCTGCCAGCTGTTCCTGGAGCGTGGGCATTACTGGTTGGCCTCCCGCATGTCACGGAGCCATGAGGGCGCGTCAGGGTTCGGCGGGGGCGCAAGGTACGTGGTTGGTTCGCCTCGACTCCCGGGAGTCTGGTTGGCGCGCTCCCGCTCTGCTTCCTCCCGCTCGTCCTGGCGGTCGATAATTGCGGCGCGCAGCTCTGCCATGTCCCGGTCCTCGGCATTGCGCACTCGCTGGCCCTCCCGGCGAGCCGAGGTGAACTCAGACCGCAAATCCGGGCTACGCTGCCCGCCCCGGCCAAACGCAATGAACACGCGGTCCACCTGTGCTTGCTGCCGCGGAGTGAGTTTGGCCATGGTCCGGGCCACGCGGCCGCCTTCCAGCGGAGCAGTGACCAGCACCATCCGATCACCGTCTGCGATGTCAGGGGCGGCCATCTTAAGGGCCGCAATCATGTCGGCGTCGCGCTCCTCTACGCCCTCGGGCCGCAGCGAGATGAGACGCTGCACCCCGCTCGGGGTCGCATCCAGCCCGGCCTGGGCCAGATTCCTCGCGTACCCGTCAAAGCGCAGCTTGTTGTCTCCGGTCGCACGCCCGATAGCGTCCAACACCGACTCCCCGCCCACGATGAAGCCTGCGGCGAGCTGGTCCCGCTCCAAGCGCGAGGCTTCGGGCATGTGACGCTTAAGTGCTTCGCGCTCGCCTGTTGTGGAGTTGTACAGCCCCGGGGGCGCTTCCTTGCCGGTACGCTTCTGGTACTCCGCGTCGATCATCGCTTTGGCGGTTTCCTCTTCCGGCATGTGCTCGTACACCTCGGTGAGTTTGTCGGTCACCGCCTGCTGGATGGTGCGGATGTTCGGGTCAAACCCTGGGAAAGCCTGCCTGGCGCGCGCTACGGCGGCCTGTTCGACTTGCTCGCCCTCCAGCCCCATCTCACTGGCCAGCTGCCGGGTGGCCTCCATGATGGATTGCGGGCCCGCGCCGGCGGCGTCCGCGCGCATTTGCCGGTCCAGCTGCTCCACCCGCGCGCCCAACTCCATGAGATCTTCTTCTTGGAAGTCAAACCGGCTCATGTGGTAGGCGTTGAGCGCGTCTTTCACCGCGGCAGCCGCTACGGGGAGCGTCGGATCATTGGCAATCTGCCACATGGTGTTAACGACGCGATCCTTGGCTTCCTGCGACCCCTCCTGCGAGTCCATGTCAGCAATCGTCTGGGCCTCAGGCGGGAGCACGGTATCTTGAACGAATGCCGCGGGTTCTGGGGGGTTCTCTCCCTGCTTCCGGGCTGCGGCCGTCTCTTCGAGCTGCTGCGCGTAGCGCGGGTTGACGCGGGTTTTGGTGTTCGGGTCGCGGCCGGGGGTTTGCCGGGCCGTTTCCACCTGGCCCTGCAGGTCCACCTGAAGTTCCGCAATCCGCTGGTCTTTCGCTGCCGCTTCCCGTGCTTCTTCGTCTTCGCGCTCAGAACGTAGTTCCGCCCGGCGGTCGAAGCCATCTGAGATATCCCGCGCCAGCCCGGCCAAACCGGGGACGACTCCACGGGTGAATACTACTGGATCAGCCATGCCGTGTTTCCTCCAGCGTTATTTGCCCATGCCGCCGCCCAGCAGCCCACCGCCGACTTGCTGCGCGAGGCCGCCAAACGCGTTGAGGATAGCGCCACGCTGCGACGCCTGTTTCAGATCGTTCTGGAATTCGAACTCGGCCTTCTGCTGCTCAGAAAACAGGCGCATCCGGTCTTGCTCAAAGAGCATGCGGGCTTCTGCCAGGTCGGGGGCCCGCAGCTCCTTCAGATTGCCCTCACGCATGGTTTCACGCTGGGCCTCCTGCGTGGAAGCCTGCCCCGCAAGCTGTTCCTGTGTGGCTACGGCCGGGGCTGTCTGCTGTTGCACTTCGGCCGCGACCCGGTCCTGGACCCCGCCACCCGCCATCGCCCCCGCGGGGGCAGTCGGAGCTGGGGCCATAGAGTCCAAAGCCGCTTCGGCCCCGGCCATCTCGGCCCGGAACATTTCCACCCCCTCTTCCCGGGGGTTCTCTTGCGCCAGCTCGATGCCCAGTTCTTTCAGGCGCTGCGTCTTCGCCGCGTCGGCATCAAACAGCATGGCCAGCTCGCGCTCTCGTGAGTCCACCCGCTGGCCCAGTTCGGCCTTGGCAGCCCGTTCGCGGTTCGCGGTGGTGCGGCGGATCGCGTCTTCCTGCTGGCCACCGGCTACCTCGCGCGCGCCGGTACCGGCAGCGATGAGCGCAGCACCCGCAAGCTGTTGCAATACCATTACTGCTTCTCCTCCGCGCCAGCGCCACTGTTGCCAATGGCGTTCTTCACCCCCGGGCCCACCGCATCGAACAAGGACCGAATGTTCTGCGCCCGGCCCTGCGCGCGGGCATCGTCGGCCGCTAGGTTGATGCGGCGGGACTGGTTTTCGATGTCGTACATCCCCAGCTGTTCTTGGGCAATGCCCATGCGGGCGCGGTCGATGTCGCTTTGGAAGGTTGTGGGCTGCTCCAGCTGTTCTTGCACCCGGAACAGCGGCGCCAGCTCGGCTTCGCGCTGCTGAGTGGCGGTCTGCTGCGCCTGGTTAATGACTTGCGCGCTTTCGACTTCCGCCTGGCCTTGCGCCTCCTGTGTGCGTTCAATCTGGCGGGAGCCGCCGGTCACCCCCCGCCGGGCCGCATCAAAGGCAGCCGCGCGCTGCGCCTGCCGCAAGCGTTGAGCTACGCCAGCCAGCCCTGCGTCTCGCAAGGTTTCGAACGCCAGCTGTGCGCGCAGCGTGGCCATGGTTTGTGCGCTGTCGAGCACGTCCCCGAACTCGGCCTGCTGTGTGGCCTGACTGGTTGCCTGCTGAGCGAGCAACGAGGACCGATCAACACGCCCGAGCCCCACAGCGAAACGCTGCCGGTCAATCTCAGCCAGTGCTTGTTCTTCGGGTGTTGCCATAGTACTAGGAGTCCCACGCGCCACGGGTGTCAAGGCATTGGAGCTGTGCGGCGGTGAGTGTGCGGGTGGTTGCAGTTCCCGGGCCCCCAGCGTCGCCGCCTTCGCTGCCCGCTCCTCCTGTCGCAGTGGTTACCGTGGTGCCGGCGGGGGCTGGAGCGAGCACGACAGCCAGCCCGCCGCCGCCTCCGGTACCTGGGTCGTCATTGGCCCCAGATACGCCACCGCGTGCGTACAGAGTCCCGCCGCCTGTGTGCGTGCCAAAGATGGTGATCCGGACCGAACCGGCCCCGGCGCCCGAGCCCGGGTGACTGCTGCCAGAACTGGAGCCGTCGCCGCCCGCTCCCCCGTCGACGAGGAATGTAGAGCCGGTAAGATCCCCGTCTCCACGGCACGTTACGCGGATTACCCCGCCCCCCGTACCTTTGGCGCCACCAGTGCCTACGCTCCCGCCGTAGTACCCATCTTGGCCGTCTTGGCCCCCAACCAGCGGCCGCAGTTCCGGACGCGCCGCGCCGGCAAGCAGGTAATCACTGGTCGTCCGGTCACCGCCGAGGCCTCCACCGTGGGGGCCGTTACCGCCGGCCGGCGGGTCTTCACCACCGGAAGCAATGGCTTCATCCGCACCGTCGGTCCCGCGTGCCCGGAAGTCACAGTTGATGATGGACACGTCGCCAGAGCTGTCGACAACGATTGTCCCCCCGCCGGAAGCCGTCACATCGGCCGAATCCGCGAAAGACACGCTGCCCGCATTCGCAGTAAACGAAGCGGTCTTGCCACTGCCAACGGTAACAGCCGCGCTGGAACCCGCAGTAATGTTCCCGGCGGTCGATCGCAACGTGACGTCGCCGGCCGCTGTCAAGTTGGCGGAGTAGGAAATGTTGCCGTTGGCGTTGATAGTAAGGTTGTTCACGGACAGCGCGGCACTGATCGAGACATCGCCGTCAGATTCAATGTAGAGGTCGTAGGTCGCACCGGTAATCGCGCCGGTAACGGTCACGTTGCCCGAGGAATACACCCAGGTGTCGTCCCCCAAGGTCGTGGCGCTGCCGATTTGCACGGCCGTCGCGTGGTACACGCCCCCGTCCGTGATGCTTGTGATGGCTCCCGACAGATTGCACGACCCGAATACCGTTCCTTCCGTGCTCTCAAGAAGCGCTGACAGACGCGCAATCTCGCTGTCCAGCGTGCGCTTGTTCACGACATGATCCGAGTCCGTCGGGTTGGGCACCCCGTAGAATGTCGGCACGTTTACATCAGCCGGAGCCCCGCCGCCAGTCTGGTCCGTGTCTGCATCCGCATCCGTGGTGGTGCCCATGCTGACGGGGCCGGTCAACGACCCTTCGGTAATTGATTTCTTCGTGCCGGTCAGGTGGAGACGCTGATCCGCGATCCCGTCGGTGTACTGCTTGTTGACGGCATCCTGGGGGTTGTCCGGATCCGCGAGGTTCCGAATGGAAAACAGCGACATGTTGATGTCGCCGGCCATCACGCCCCCGGACAGGGCCAGGAACGAGTTGCTCAGGTTCCCTAGCACGCTGGTAAGGTCGTTCAGCTGGGCGACGGTCGCCGGGTGGTGGGTTTCCGTGCCATCGGGCAGGTTCGTCAGGTGGTACCCGCCCATCGACTGGTCAGCTGCGAAGGTTACGGTGCCATCTGCCAGAATGGCGTCGCTGATGGCGGCCAGACTGGCAGTCAGCGTCGCAATGTCGCCGGCGCTCTCCGCCAACGCTCCCTCGACATCATCAGCGGTAAACAGCCCGAGCGCGTCTTCAATGCCGGAAAGGGAGGCCCCCATGCCGGCAGCCGTAGACGCAAGATCCGCCCGCAAGCCCGCGGCACCGTTCGTCAGGTACACCACCACGACCGTCCCGGCGGTCTGAGCCGGGATTGTGACCTTGTCGGTATCCAGGGTGACCAGGGACGGATCGATGAGCGTGCCGCCTGAGAACACACGGGCGGTGTCTGTGGCCACCACCGCGGTCGTGCCAGAAGGAAACTCGAACTCAGTCTGGCCGGCGGTCGCGCTATACCGCAGCTCCTCCACAATTTCCTGCGCCACCGCTTCCAGCGGCTTCCACCGGGTGTCAGCCGCGAAGCCGGCACGGATGAAGGTGCGAATCTGGTTTGTGGTTTCCGCGATGTTGGCCAATTCCAAAGCCAGCTTGCGCGGGTCGAAAGTCTCACCGCGGGCGGCGGCTGCCGCGAAGTCGTACACTGGGATGTAGCGCCAAGGGTAAGCCATTAGAGGACCTCCGCTTCAAGAGCAATCCCGGTAAGTTCGTAACTGCCGGTTCCCGCTCCCTGTAAGGATACCGCTTCGCTGGTCGCAAACAATGGAATCTGCCCAAATGCGTCCGAATCCCCCTCTTGCACCCCCACGGTGGCGAAAGTGTCGGGGTCCCGCGGATTTACCGCGATGGATAGATCAGTCTTGCCATCTTGAACCAGGTGAAGGGTACGGAATTGTTTGCGGCGGAAGGGGTCGCCCCCGTTGACGGCCTGGGTCTGCCATGTCCACGTGAAGGGGACAGAGGAATCAGCGCTCGAATCAAAATCGAATCGGTACACGCCATGGTCGGTGCCGCGGGCGTGCAGCACTCCGTCATTGATTGCCCACTGCTCCACGCTGAAGGGGAGGGTCCAGGTGGTCCAGCCGCGGACATCCTGATACGGGCTGGCGGTGAACGCGTAGACGGTGGAGCCGAAAGCTACTAGGTACTGACTCGTAGCTGGGAAGTAGATAGCGCGTGCTTGCGTCGCGGTTTCTGCTTCAGTCAATTCTAGCACCGGAGCCCCGACATTCAGTTCCTGAGACGACGCTACCGAGGTAGCCGCGCTCAGCGACGAGATGCCGCCGCGGGACACGAAGAACACGTCCCCTCGCACATTGGTCAGCGCTTCTTTGACGGTGGTGCCCACCCCTTCCAAGGTTTCGATCGAGTAGATGTTATCCGGGTTCGGGGCCACCGACCAGATTTGCACCGCGTCCCCAAAGAAGACCGCCAGCCAACGCCGGTACCGGATCACCCCGGTAATGGTGCGCGAACCGCCAATGTTGTTGAGCACTGGGATGAACCCAGCATCGGCGAGTTCTGTCCAGTTGGACGGGCCCTTGACCGTTGAGGAAAACCGCACCACCCCAGTAGCCTGGTCAGGAGTCCACAGCTTCTCTTCCAGCTTCTCCAGCCCTCCAGTAGGGATGAAGGGCAGCACCACGCGTGTGTCAACTGCTTCCTCCCCAGTGTCCGGGCGGTTGACAATGTAGTGGTGCTCTATGGAAGTTGCCCCGCCGCGTGTGACCCGGATTGCCAGGTACGGCGTGGCCTCAATGGCAGAAGCCCCGTAGACTTCGGCCCCCTCCAGGGCCTGCAGGCTGTCGCGCTCGTAAATCGTGCCGTCCCCGATGAAGTTGGTCAGCACGTAGGGGATGCGCCGGTACAAGTCCAAATGCCCGGCCGGCGCCACCGTTTGCAAGCTGCCGTTGGCCGCGAACAAGCCCACCGACTCAGACGGCAGCTGGGCAATCTTCGCGGTCCCGGGCCGGCTGCGAAGGGTCCCGCCAACGGATAGTGACAGGTTGTTGGCCCGCCACATCGTGTTCTCGTCGGCAAGACTGCGATCGCGGCGCCGGTCGATCCCGGTAAAGCGCTGAATGGTGTAGCGTCGGGGCATATCAGTACGGCGGGGGGAAGAGGGGACGGAGTTCGTCGGTGCCGGTGGCATCGTCCGGATCGGCCGTGGTATTTACCCGCAGCTGGTGGTACCAGGTACCGTCCGAGTAGCGGGCGTATAGTGCTCTGCGGATCGACTCGCGCGCAGTGAACGAAAACGTCGAGCCGTCACCCGTGGTGACGCCGTCCTGTGCTTCGTCGGCACTCAGGAAGCCAAACGCATCGGCTTCGAATTGCATGCCGGCGAGGTAGAAGCTGTCGCCAACCGCGAGGACTTCCTCCGCGTCGGAGTCGCTGGGCAAGCCAACGGCGGCCTCGTCGTGCAGCGTCCACCCCGTAGGATCGCCGATGGCGTCCTGGGTGAATATCCACGCATACACTTCAAACGGAGAACGTACCGCCACGCTTCCTAATGTGCGCCCGTCGGCCTTCCGCACCGCCACATATTGTGCGGTCGCAGTGCCCCCGGTGTCCGGGTCTTCAGCCTGAATCTCGCCAGCTGCCCCGGTGTAGGGCGTTACTAGGTAAGTGCCCCCCTGGAAATAAACATTCCCCGCTGCATCAGGAACCCCTACCGGGTCGAACACCAGGCCGAAAGCCTGCCGGTAGTACCCACGCAGCGTTGTGGGGTCGGCAGTATCCACTACATACGTGGTATCTGTATCTCCGAGCGACCGACCCCGGAAAATCAAGTACCCATCGTGCGTTTCGGCTAAGAGCACAAAGCTATCAAACACGTCGTCGGACTCGCGGGGGAATTCTACCGTGCCCAAAAGGGTCCAGTCGTCTTCGGTAAGCCCGTAAGTGCTGTTGCGGTAGAAACGCACGCGGTATACATCGTCGCCACCTTCTGTGGTAACGTTCTCGCCGCTGCTGTGGGCCATGGCCCCGCGAGTCGTGCCAAAAAACTTGTACCCTCCTGCGTCAGCGGGGCGTTCAAACCGTGCGGTGGTAAGGCCGTTGAAGTAGAACAAGTCTTCTGCGCTGCTCGCTGCCACAATGAAATCGTACGGGGGCTTCCCGTCCACCGGCGCGTCGGGGACAACCTCTGGATCACCGTTGGCCCGCACGATAGTCCGCTGAATGCGGAAAGCGTCGGCCTGGCGGGTGCTCTCCCACCCTGAATCGCTCACTGCTGCCAGTGAATTGGTGCTGGACGATGAGGTAATTTCCCATCCCTCCGCGCCCCACTCGGCCGTGTACACGGATAAGATACGGAAATCGTCGCCTACCGAATGCGTCTGCTCGCTCTGGAGGCTCTCTGGCATGATGCGGCTTACCGCGCCCACCTGCGGATGGCAAATGGCATGGCCGCCGTCCACCCGCCGGTAGAAGGTGCGCGGCAGCCAGATACTGGGCACCGGTAAGTCGGTGTTGGGCCCGTCGGTGTGCCGAATAATGGCGCCCGTTTCATCCCGATCGGCATTGCGCAGCGTGAAGGCCTGCGGGTCGTACCGGGCTTGTGAGCTGCGCGCGCTGTCCGCACCCGCCAGCGCGAACTCTTGCACCAGGTTGAAGAACGGCCCCGGCAGCACCACATCAGTGTCCACCGGCGCGGCCTCCGACGTCAGGTAGCGGGCTTGCCGTAGCGCGTTGAAGGGCTGGAAGGCGTCCTTCATGTTGGGCACGTCAAACTCTGCCGTCTGGCGCCGGACTACCAGCTCCCCGCTGTCAAGCGAGCGCCGGACGGTGTACGCGCGCGCTTTCGCGTCGGCGCTGAACACCGTAGCTTGATAGGTCACAGACGCGGCCGTGACCGCCATCTCCAACCACACGCCCGTGGCATCCTGATGGGTAACCTGGAAATCCGTTTGCGCGGTCGTGCCGGCAGCATCCAGCTCCACCACGGCCACAATGCCGGCCCCGGCTACTACTACGGACCGGTACCCGGAAGAGACCTCAGGGACGGTTACTACCTGCCCGCCGGGTACCTGAACCGTTTCCACCAGCTCAGCTTCCAAGTCGTTCTCTCGGATCTGCAGCGCCCCGTCGCACAGCACAAAAAGGTGCGTGCTGTCAGAAGCAAGATCCTGGACCTGGGCGGCAAGCTCGTGAAGCGCAATCTGTTTCGGGGCGGCAAACCGCACAATGTCCGTCAACACCAGCCGGTTCTCTGCCGCTGCCCACATGCTTCGGCTGCCCGGGCCGTTGGCCCACGCCCGGGCCTCCAACAGCGCATCGTCCAAGTAGTAGGCAAAGCCTGGCCGGTATGCCAGGTAGAGCGCCGACAGCTCAAGCGACGCGCTGATGTTGTCCATCGTCGCGGTGATCGTCAGCCCAGACGTTGCTGTGTACGCGAGCGTTACCGTGGCGGTGATCTCGTCCATTACGGCCGCGACGCGCAACTGCGAAGCCACATCCCCGAAGGCAATGCTGGCTTCGATTGGCTCCATCGCTGCCGTAATAGACAGGCCCGTCATGCTACGTCGCTCCGGGCGCCGTCATGCTGAAAGCGGTCAATTCCACAAAGCCGCCGGCCGATAGCGCGGTGCTGTCAATCAACGCATCCGCACCACTGCCAGCAACACCTACTGAGCCTTGGATGACGGTGTCTTCGTCCTTGTCCACCGCAACAAACTTGGCAGCCGTCCCGCTGGTGCTTACAGTTGCGGTGATGGGAAGCCCGCTCGCCGCAACAGCCCCGGCAGAGGCCGCGGGAAAAGCTGGATCCGATAGCTCCAAAGTCGCCAACGTGGTGCCACCTGCGGTCTGGATCCACATGCGGGCCGAACTGTTGGTTGCCCCATCGTCGAGGTTGTCCACCAGCCCGTCCAGGATGTCGTTGCGGGCGTCGGCCGAGTAGGTCAGGGCCATGGAAGCCTCCTAATATCGAGGGTCGAAAGGATCGAAATCTGGCCAGAAGTTCCCGTGGTAGCGGCCGCCCTGGCGGCTGCCGTAGGACTGGAAGCGCCGGCTACGTTCGGGGCCAATCTGGATGATCTCCCCATCGCTCTGGGCCGCGCGCAGGTTGCGCAGATGCCGTTCGTAGAGCGCTATCGCTTCCGGCTTGCCGGGTTTCCCCATCGCTCCCTTGCCAATGACTTCCGCGCCCAGCAGCAGCGCTTCGTCGTCCACGTTGGCGCGGTCCCCGTTCTCCCGCGGTTCGCGAGGAAGCGCTTTCCCGTATATCACCATCGTGGGGTAGGTCGAAGTGTCCGGGGCCGGGTACAGCGAAAGGACTCCGTTCTCAACAAGCCAACGCAAGGGCAGGGAAGCCGCGTTCTCGTCAACAGAGCCGCCGCGATCCACCCGGAAGGCGGACCGCTCGTAGGAGTTCACGCCGGGGTGGAGCGGGTACTCCCGGTTTTCGGTGTTCTGAACCGTGATCTGCGAGATGTTGCCGACGTCGATGTCATCGGGCACGTCGTAGGCGTGCTGCGCATTGACAAGCGCGATCTCACGGCGCACAACCAGGATCGCCCAGTCAGCGTCCCGGACCAGGATATGAAACGCGGAACGCAAGTACTCGCTCAGCAGCTCGCGCACCGACGCGCTGGTTTCCGCCTGCGCCCCCAGCTCCAGGCGCACAGCCAGCCGGCGGCGAACATCCTGGAACGTGGAGGACAGGGGAAGGGCCATGCTTACACCTCGTCGCCGTCAGGGCCAGGGCCCGGGCCCGGGCCCGGGTCGCGCGCATCGAGCGCACTCTCGCTAATGGCCAACGCCGTGGTCTTACCCACGCGCGGCAACGTCATCAGCTCTTCGATGTCGGCCGCGGCCACATCTTCCACAGTACGCAACCCCATATGGTAGAGCGTGCGCGCCCGGACCGTGTCAACCGCCACCAGAGCGCACAGCGCATCCTCTGCGTCTTCAGGTATCGGGTCCGGATCTGCGGAGTCGTCCGGTTTCTTCGCGGGTTCGGCGGGTTCCGCGGCTTGCGCTTCCAGATACTCGCGTTCCCCTGCAGTCAGCTCGACGCAGACCTCGTCTTCTGCGGTGCCCGGATCCGGGAACGTGACTTCCTGCTCAAACAGGGCCGCGCAGTCGCGGCGGAAGATTTCTTCGAACTCGCCCGCGCGGTACGCCATGTCAAAGGGGAACTGCTTGGTCTCGGGATGCGTCTTGTACGACGACTTGAGGCGGTTTTCCTCTAGCGCCATAACTTGCGAAGCTGAATCGGCTTCGTAGGTTCGGGAGCGCAAATCCGCGAAGGGATCACGCGACGCCACCGGCTTGGCCGGGAACGGCATCACTTTGATGGTGCGGCTTTCCCCGCGAACGTTGCTGTGTGCACTCCGCATGACAGCAACTTCATACCTGGGGACTAGCTTAGTGAATTCTGCATGCCGGCCGCTGGGGCTTTCGATGAGGGCACGCACGTGGGGAATCCGGAATATGGGCAAAGATAATCCTCCTGGGTAGAGGGTAAAACGCCCCGCTTGCGCGGGGCGCCCGAAGCGGGGAGACTACCCAGATGCCTCCCCGCTCCGAAACTTACGAAGCGACAGTGTTGACGAACTGGGCGCGGGGGAACCGGCAGGCCAGCACGTACCGGCCGTCCAGGCTCAGACGGGTGAGACGCTGATCGCCCGGGTCGGGCGGAGCGCTGAACACCTTGTCCTTGCCGTGCTGGTAGGACAGCTCCCAGGCCTTGCTGGACAGGAAGTAGGCCCGCCGGGACCATGGGGTCCCCGAGTATGCGCCGAGCGCGTCCAGAACCGAGAAGGTCGGAACGCGGACCACCGGGATGTTGTTAAAAGCTACCCCGGAATCCGGGATGCCCATATCCACTTTGGTGGGGCTGCCAGCCTGCGTCTGGTAACGCAAGCCGTTTGCAACGGCGAACTTCACGTACCGGTCAATCCACCCGTCACCAGCGAAGATGGTATCGATGCGGTATCCTCGCGACCCGCCCCAAGTTTCCGCTTGCCGGATGCCATGGTTACAGTCCCGCTCAATAGTGCCAGCGGCGGCATACGTGGAACCCGTGGCCACGTAGTGGCGGAACTGCACATCCGCGCGGCTCTGGCCGCCGATCGTGCCGGAAGTGTTATCCAGCGGCAGCAGAGCATCCATGCCGTCCGGTGCGCCGGTCGCACTGGTACCGTCACGCCAGTACAACTGATCGTACCGCTCGTCGTACGAGTGCATCATGTCTTCGATTTGCTCTTTGAAGTAATCGACCAGGATGTCACCCGCAGCCTTCGGGATGCGCGACGGGAAGTCCCGACCACGAGCGCTGTTGGGGACAACCGTAAAGCCACGGTCCTCAATGTCGCTGTGATACACCTTCAAGCCCATATGGGCCTTGTGCGGGCTCCAATACATCTCGTTGTCGAGAAAGGTCTCGTTGAAATCCAGAACGTCGCCTCGGTCGAAGAACTGAAGGTCAAGGCCTCCGTTCTCCGCCAGTTTCTGGATGTACTTGCCCTGGGTGAAGGTCCTGGCGCGCTTCCGCTTCTGTAACCAGGAAAGGAGGGGCATCCCGTATCGATCGAAGTGATCGGGATTCATTTTGTTGACGACTTCGGCGTGGGCCGCGTAGATCGAAGCGCTCAAGGCGCGGGAGGGGACTTCAGCTACCATGGTAGGTCCTTACGTTGTGAACCGCCGGTGAAAAGCCGCGCGGGGGTCTTTGGAAGTGGAAGAAGGCGAGGGCGCCGACGCTCCGCGTCCGAGTTCCTGGGACCCCTTGGATACCGTCCGTCGTTTACTTTTCGCCAGGTGCTCTTTCTCAATCTCTTTGGCCACTTGCGCGTAGCGCTGGGGCCACAATTGAGGGGCAACCTTGCCCACCTTGGCATTCTCCAGGATCATCTGATCCCGGATTCGTCGTTTCATTGCCGGCCATTCCTTTTCCCCGTGCCGCTCAGCCAGGCGGTCTTCCATCTCCACGATGGTGCGAAGCGCAGCTTGCTCGACGAGCTGCGTATTGGCTTCTTGCGGGGGTGCCGGGGTGGCCGGGGCCGGGGCGGGAGGTGCAGCAGGGGCAGGAGTGCCTGCGTCTTCTGGTGCTGGCACAGCCTGCTTGATCTTTTGGATGATCTCGCGCGCTTCCTCGCGAGAAAGGGCCAAGTCGGTCACCATGGCATTTAGGTGATCTACCACCGGGTCAAGCTTCAGGGCCTGAGCCGGGGCCTGAGCCGGTGCGGTCAGGGCCACTCCAAGCGCCTTCGCGCGTTCGAGGACCGCGGTAGCGGCTTCCGCCTCGCCCGTCTGCATGCGCAGCCCCAGGTCTACCCATTCGGATAGCGCTTCGGGGGTCATGCGTGCCCGCTTAGCGTTTTCGAGCACGTGCTGCGCCCAGTTCGTCACCGGTTCCGCAGCTTCCTTCTCGCGAAGCAAGCGTTTGGTGTACTTTTGGTTCCGGGTTATGAACTCTTGCGTGCTCTTCGGGAGTTTCTTCCATTCCCGGCTTGGCAGCCCCTTCTTGGGGTTGTAATCCTCCGGGATGCCGTCGTCTTCGGGGGCTTCCACCAGGTCCGACAGGTCGGTGGCCTCGTCATCGCCAGGCTCTGCATCGTCAGGCTCTGCATCGTCAGGCTCTGCATCGTCAGGCTCTGCATCGTCAGGCTCTTCACCATCAGCCTCTTCAGGCTCTTCACCATCAGCCTCTTCAGGCTCTTCACCGTCGGGGGCCATCGGTTCCGGCTTTTCCGAAAACTCAGAATGGAACGCGTCCCGCGGGTTGGTATCAGGGTCCACAGTATCGGAGGGCGTCAAAGAATCAGCGTCTGCGGACTCCGCGTGGGCCTCTGGATCGTCGGTTCCGCCACTAGCGGTAGACTTGTCGGTCATAGTAAAAGATCTCCTGTCTGGGTCAAGAGGATAATGCTATTCGAGCTGAGGGCGGTTGGGCACGCTCTCAGGCGCCGGCACTTCCGGCTTTTCTGCGGTTGGCGGTCGGCCCCCTTCGGCACCGCGGCCGCCCTGGTCGCCGGGATCCGGCGGCGGGTTGTTGGTTGGGGTAGTGCCGGGGTCTTCCGGCATCATCAATGCGGCCACGTCCACGAAGGAACCGAGGTTTGCGCGCAAGCGCATCCGGCGCAGGAACTCGATGGCAAGCGCCAGGCGGTTAAGCGGAAGCCCGAGCTGCGCGATTACCCCTGCCATTTCCTTCCAGCTGTTGATCTCAGCCTTGCGGGCCGCCTCCCCGTTGGGGACGGATTCGACGGTAATCCGGTAGTTCCGGAGTACCTCCAGCCGTTCATCCGGACTCGTTAACCACGGCGCCCCGGGGCCCGCAAGGGCCCGGGCGTTGGCTTCGGGCATGCGCTGGGCCGTGATTTCCATCATGATTTGGTAGACCCGGGCCAACATCTCGTCGATGTGGTCCGTTCGGCTGTCGTTCTGCGTGGCATTGGCTTGGTTGGCTACCGCTACCTCTGTCGCCAGGTCCGCGCCCGAGGTAATCCCCATCGACGCCAACGGGGCCCCGCCCATCGCTTCGAAGTCACGGCGGGCCCCGCTACCCTCGTACAGGGCGGGGTTGAAGTTCCCAAAGGGGAGGGGGAAGATACTCTTCGCAATGTCGTTATGGCGTTCCGCTTCGATGATGGAATACGGAATAGGCCGCCGCATCGCACGCTTTTCGGTGGGATTCAGCAGCCCCTTTTCGACCATGAATCGCGGGTAGCTGGACTTGCGCGCCTCACGTTCGTGAGTCCGCAGCATGTTCATCTCTTCCTGCAACGGGGCAAGAAGGTCCGAATCTGCGGGCCCTATCAGCTTCCCGGTTACCCGGTTGAACTGCAGCGCCACGAACGGGTAAAACTGTGTGGGGAACGCTTCGGGTTCGAAATCATCGAGCAAGCGGCGGGAGCCGGCGACCCACCGGTACACACGGCCAGCGGTCTTGTCCCAGTATTCCCAGACAGCGTGCAAGTCTCCCCGCGTGCTCGCCTCCAGGCCGCTAAATTGCTCGCGTTCGGTTTCACCGGCATACTGCGCCGGCTTCCCCTCCCCTTCCTGGTGCTGGGTGCGAGCCCCGATCAGCTCGTGAACGTCCTCATCGGAGAGATTCCACGTCTGGGCAATTTCCTCCGAGTACATCCAAACCCGTTGCGCCATCCAGGTTGCTTCGTAGAGGTCCTCCATGCGGGTGACGCCCCAGTCGTACCGCATATCCTCGCCGCACACCCGATCGAAGGCAAACGAACGGAAGAACGGGGCCAAGGCCGGCAATTCTTCTTCGGACAGCAATGCATCGCTCTGCAGGTCCTGCAACGCTTCCACACGCGGGTCAGGGTCACCGGTGGGCACTCCAAACGCGTCCACCTGCGGTTGAGGGGGCGTGGTGGCGATGTCGGCGCCTACCGCTTCCACCTTGTCGTCCTTGAGCTGGCGGTTCAGCGAATGCAGCTCGTAGAACCGCGCGTCATCTTCGAAGAACACTCCGGCTTCAAAGTCGCGTTTGAGCGCCCGGTACCGGGCCACCGTCGTCTGCTTATCTGCACCCACCATTCGCACGCCCAGCGGGCTCCGTGCCGGGTCTTCGACCCACCGGACTTTGAGCCAAGTAATAGGCTCCGTCAAGGTGTCCTGGATCATCCCCCGGACTTTGCCCTTCAAGCCCCCGGCTTCCTGCAGCTTGTTGGCAATGATCTCGTGGGCCCGGATATTCTGCAACCATTCGCTGCTGTGATCGCCTTCGGCCGATTCAGGGCCCGGCATCCACTCGCTGGGCAGCATGCGGGGCGACGGGTCGCGAGGGGAAAGCGCCGCGGTGGCCGCGTACTGAGCCCGAAGCACGTAGTTTGCCGCCACCGTGTCCGGGGTATCGCGCACAGCGCCGAGGGTGTGCACATACTCCCGCTTGTCAGCCCACGTCTCCATCTCATCCCGGATGTCACCGGGGAAACGGACCGTGCTCTCCAGCTTCTCGATCATGCCAGCTGCGGCATCGTCGTCCTCGTCCCAGGCGTCTTCGGTGTCTTCGTCATCCAGGGGCATTGAGTTTTGCCTTTTCGCGGCGCACCGCGTCCTTCGTGGGGCGGTCCATGGCCTTCGACAACTCCTGGTACAGCTGCACCACCTGCGTTTCGTCTACGGAGTCAACATACGCGCTGACACCGCGCACAATCTCGGCCAGCTGCTTGCGCCCCTGCTTACGCTGGCGTTGCGCGTACACGGCCCCGGCCCCACCGACCAAGGTGCCAACGCCGCCAACGAGTGCGCCAATCCAGTTCCCCGACGCCGCGTTCCCGACTGCGGTGCTGATGGCGTCTTGCATTGGGCTGGTGCCAGTGTCTTCCCGTGTGTCCGTGAGCACACACCCGGCCGCGCACAGGAAGAGAAGGCCAATTACCCCAGCGGCAAAGATGCTGGACCACCGGAGTCGTGTGATATTCACGACCGAGGTCCCTTTTTGGACGCGGGTTTCTTGGCGGCAGGCGTCGCGGGCGTCTCGGGCGCGGAGCCCGGAACCGGTTGCAGACGGGACACCACGTGCCGCAGGGCGGTTTCCGCGTGGGTCCGGCCCTCACGGGTGAGGTGGCACGCCGCGACACATTGGTCCAGAGCGGTAAGGGCTTGCAGGTCGTTCATGTTTTCCTCCTAGGTATAGGTATGGGCTACAACACAGCCTTAAATTTCACGATTTCCTTGCCCATTTCAATGAGCAAATCCCGCACTTGTCCGGGGGTGATAGTGACACCGACGGTGGCGGCAGCGGCGGTCACTACTTGGACCAGGTCGTTTGTCTCGTCGTTGTCCAGGTCGCCGGACGTGAGCTTGACCTTGTTCCGGCCCCGAACTTTGCCATACGAGTGCTGCCCGACGGAATGCAGGGTGACCCCGCCGCCAGCCAGGCCGTCGACGATGAGGGCGTGGATGTCAGCGTCGTAGGTGGTGCCGTCAACGGTGTACTGATACTCGGTAGAGACTGTCATGTGTGTTTCTCGCTATGCTGAAATGGTTTGTTTGGTTATGTCAACTCGACTTTGCGGGCTCCCTCGTCCGAGTCATTGTATAGCAAGTATGTCTTGTTGTCGTCGCTATCACGCCAGACCAGCATTTCGCCCGTTTCGGGGGTGGGTTGCGCCGACTGTGAAAGTCGTCGGGGTTTGAAGTAACCACCGTTTGTAGCACAGTCTACGGACTTGCCGCTTGCGAGTTCCAAGTCATCATCAAAGGTTATGCCGCTCCCGCTTGCGCTGTCTATCGTGTCTGTTTCTAATGTTCCAGTAGAAGACAAAGACAAATCTATGCCGCTCGCGAGTTCCAAGTCATCATCTACGCTAATGCCGCTAGAGCTTACGCTGTCGAGTGTGTCGGTTCTTAGCGTTCCGCTTGACGACAGGGTGAGGTCTACGTCTGTCCCTAGCTCAACGTCACCTCCTTCTACAGCGAAGACGCCGTCGTCTCCTCCGTTTTCCCCGCTGCCGAGAACGAACTTGACACCGCCGCCGTCGGCAGGGTCAACCGGGCTGTCCGCATCGGCCATGCGGAACACCATTTCAGGGACATCAAGACTGGTGTCGTAATCAAACGCACCGGGATCCCCTTCGTGAATCTTGGCGTATGTGCGACCCAAAAGCCAGCCCGAGTGGTGAAGGTTAATGCTAGTATCAAGATGGAACTCGGAGGAGTCGAACGCGTAATGCGGTATGGCTGTATAGGCTGCATGATCGCCAGCAGCAATTAGGAGCCCAGAGGGGAAGTTAACATCTTGGTACACACCGACGGAAAAGTCATCGACCCCGTTGTCGTAGTACGTCCACGCGCCAGCGCCGTCGGCACCGATAGTAGCGTACTCGCTTGACGTGTTCCCAAAAACCGTAACGGGGACACTTATTTCAACGTCACTTCCGTCATCCGTAATTGAAGAATCGGACAAGCCGTCGGAGCCGTCAGCTTTTTGTAAGGTGTTAGCAGTTCCGCCTTGGAGCGATGTTAAATTAGAACCACCTAAATTTATTTCAGTGAAATAGCCGGTTCCAAACTTATTACCACTACTACCAATGTCAGGTGTATCACCACGGTTATACAGATTCTCACACCATACATCACCGTTAAAGTATCGGTCACCGTATTCAAGAATGTCTGCGCCGTCAATGACTAAGCTGCTGTTTACCTCCGGTATAAGAGCAGTACTTGTGTTGACGTTGTAATACGCCAAGCGAAAAGGAGTAAACGGTCCAACGTATGTGCAATATTGTCTGGAGTGTTGAGAGGAGCTAAGATAATACTCTATTCCGCCGTACTTTGTGCCATTATATGTAAAGGTACATGGTCTTACGGGATCAGCATAAGCGCCTGTTTTGCTTAGTGTCGCGTACGCATTTGTTGCGTTACGTTGCTTTTGGAAACAAAAGTTGATAACTACTGACGCAAGATACCCGCTCACACTATGTAAAGATATTGTTCCACGTGACCAGCTCTCTAATGTTATGTCGTCGTTGTCTAATTCGCAAAGAGCAATTACCTCTTTAGTGTAATCCCCTGGTGCACCAAAGTCAACAGCACGCAAGCCCGTAGATTCGTCAATAAAATGTGAGAAAGTCGGGCGATCATCAAGTGAGGTTTCAACGTCTGACCCGTCGAGACTGATGGATGTAAAATAGCCGGTTCCAAACTTATTACCACTACTACCAATATCAGGTGTTCCGCCAGCGTTGGTGATACCTTTACCACTTGCAAGCGCCAAGTCGTCACCGACAGTTATCCCACCAGCACTTACACTGTCAAGTGTATCTGCACTTAGCGTTCCTTCGACTTCAAAATCTCCGGTAAAGCTTCCATCACCGTCCACCGTAACTTCTGAACTAGTCGCTTCGATTAAAGGCGACATGGCACCGACGCGAACACTTAAGTTTCCTGCTGAAGGGTACCATATTCCATCGGTGAATGCGTCGTTCCAGAAAATACCTTTGTCGTAGTTCTTAAAATTCAAGAAATCGTCAAGGTCTAACGTGTCAGCAAGCAGCACGTTTCCGGTAGCGCGAGAGATTGAAATGGGGCTATCTTCGCGGGCTCCGCCATCCGCATGGCGGCAAATTCTAAAGTTAGACCCTTCATTGCTTCCAGTTTCTGCTTCATCCGTTTTAGATATGCACCATCTATCCACTCCGTCGGAGCGCAAAAATATCACAGACTCAGAGGACGTATCTGGGGAATCAATCGCAAAGTACTGCGCGACGGCTAAAGAGTCATTCACAGCTAGTTTGTCATCAACGGTAACCGTTGTCCCGTTTCCGCTTATTGTGTCACCCGAAAGTGTGATCCCGCCATCGACTCCTACGCTAGCGAACGTCGGACTGTCCCCTATGCCCAAGCCCAAGCTGGTGCGGGCCGTCGCGCCGGACTCGTAGGCAAAGGTTCCGGCCCCAGTACCAACGAGGAACTGGCCATCGGAAGCGACGGCACCGAGGGTGTTCAGGTCGTCCAGCACGTCACCGTGCGCTTGCACGTCGGTGCCAATAGCCAGGCCCAGGCTGGTGCGGGCTGTCGCGCCGGACTCGTAGGCAAAGGCCCCGGCCCCGGTACCGACGAGGAACTGGCCGTCGGAAGCGACGGCGCCAAGGGTGTTCAAGTCGTCCAGCACGTCACCGTGCTCTTGCACGTCGGTACCAATGTCGCCATCAACCAGCAGCAGCGCCGTGTCAGCAATGCCGTGGACCCCGTCCGTATCGGCAACGTGTGCGGTCAAGTCCGCGTCCAGGGCCCCGTCTGTGATGCCGTACCCGGCCAGTGTGGTAGGGGTGCCGGTAAGCAGCCCCCACGCCACCGTAGCGTTGAGGAGCGCGTTGCCGCCAAGCGAGAGGTCCCCAAGGACCGAAACGGTGGCCCCATCGTCCGAGATCAAGCCATCTTCCCACGTCGTGGCCCCGACGCGGCCGTACCGGTTGGTCGTTAACCCCGAAGTGTCAATGGCGGCTGCCGGATGTGCGGGGTTGACGTCGCGAGCGATGAGCGTGTTGTGCGACAGAACGTTGGTCGTGGTTACCAGGTCCAGGCTGTCCAGCGACCCCAGCTGCCGACTGATGACCACGGTGGCCGTGGCCCCGCGGTGGTGCGTAATGGTGACCAGGTGCGTTACGTCATCGGCGTTGTGGACGAACACCGAACGGACGATACGGGGGTCTGAAGCTGCCGACACCAACACCACGCTGGCATCGGCCACCAGCGCCGTGCTGGAGCCTTCCACGAAGGTGGTACCGTGATCACCGTAGCTTGCGAGGGCCGTCAAGGGTGACGCCGAAATCGCCTCTTCCACAGCGATTGTGAGCGTGTCGCCGGGCTCCAAGACAAGAGTCATGCAAGCATCCAGGTGTACGCGAACTGCGAAGCCGTTGGGGCATCGCCACTTCGACTATACCGAGCATCGAGGAAATGCAAGTCCAGAGAAAACTCAAGCGGAGCACTGCCCACCGCACCGCCCCCGACCAGGCCGACTCCCGCGGCAATTTCTGCCGTTTCGAGGGCAGTGACGCGGGATTCAAAGGTCGCGCCGTCGGCAGTGCCTGACAGGGCCGGCAGCGTGTACGACATGACGTCCAGCTGCCCGTACTGCCGGGTGACAATCTTACCGACGGGGCGGTTGACCACGGGTCACCCGAGGTTCAGCCGGGACACTGCCAGCACGATTAGCGACACCACCATTCCCACCCCAACGATTTTTAGCGCCGAGATGGCGATTTCTGCCAGCAACACACCGATGGGCTGATCCAATTTTGACCGCACGGGGGCGTCAAACACGCACCGGCGTGCGTTGTGCTCCTTCTCGATCCGGTCAAGACGCGACATTGCCTGCGCGGTCTCGGCCGTGCGACGGTCAATGGCATGCAGCGTCTTCGCTTGCTGTTCCAGGCGCTCCCAAATCTTGTCCATGGTGGTCTTCACCTCCAGGAGCGCAGTTTCTTGGACGCGCTGGCGTGTTTCCAGCGCGCCCATCTGGTAATCTGGACTCGGCATAGTGTACCTCCCAAGAGCAAAGATTCAACACCTTGCTCTTAGTAGCGCACCCCGATCAGGCGCGAGGCCTGCGACGCCACGACCACATCGTTACACGTGAGCTGCGTAGCCAGGTCTTCGGTGATGGTGGTACTGTCGATGTCAGCCGCGTCCATGATCCAGACTTCGATCATTTCGCCGTCTGACCCGGCCGCACCGATTTCCAGAGTCTGACCAGACCCCGAAACCGTTTTGACCAGGAATTCGCCCGCGCCGGGGCCGCCGCTGGTGTCGCTTTGGACACGCTTGTAGATGCTTTGAACGATGCCTCCGACACCGATTTCCCGCACCACGACCCGCAGCCGGTTAGCATCGGTGAGCGAGCCACTGTCGTCGTGCAGGTTGGCCAGGGCACTGTAGTCGCCCTCGTCCCACGAGGTGGTCGACCCGTCCAGGGTGATGCGCTGGTACTTGATGGAGGAAGACACCGACGTGTCGATGCCGCCGCCTTGGCGCAGCGTATTCACACCGGGGTGGTTGACACCGTAGATGGTGCAGGAGGCGGTAGAGGTTTCGGCAATGGCCATTTGGCCGACGCCGAAGGGGTAGTTGCCGAGCTGCACTTCGGTGCTAGCGGCGAGGGCTTTGACGATATCCACCATGATGATCTCCGGGGTCCGGGGTTGAAGGTTCTACCACCAAGCAAACTGCACGGGTACCGGTGTCAACAGAAAACTTGTCCCATGGGCATGATGCGCCGGACCCGCCCTTCAAGGCGAAACTTCTCCACCACCTTTGTCACGTCCCCGCGCAGGCGGTCCCAGTACGATGATGTGCGCTTGGGGCCATAGGTGCCCAGAAACGAATGCTCACCCTTCCAGTCCGCCCCGTAGATGTCAATGGCCTGGGCCTTGAACAGGGTAGCGCCGGCGATGGTTTGCGGGAGCGTGTACCGGTGGTGCGGCATGTGCAGCGATGGCCAGATGACCGTCGGCTGTCGCTGCTTCCACAGAGTGAAGGCCCCCATGTACCCGATGCGCGGTTCGGGGGTAAACATGGTCAAGGCCACCAAATCTTGACAGCAAAACATGTCATGCGGCAGCTTTCCCGCCTCGTTGATGGCCAACACCAGGCGGTACTTGTCTGTGTCCGCCTTTTCCCACGTTGTGGTGAGACTGGGGCCGGAGCATAGGATAGCAATGTCGGCCGGCAGCCGATAGGGATCGACAGTCACGAGCAGTACCTCCGCAGAATGCCCCGTTCACAGGGGATGAGATTGGTGCGGCGCATGTCCAGCATTTCCCCGTTGCGCCGGCCGCACTTGGAACGCACCAGTACTTCATCCAGCCGCCGCCACCGCTGCCAGCCTGCGCACTTGATGAGGGGGACCCCATCTGCCCGCAGTTTCAGATGCGTGTAAGCCAGCATGGGTTCAAGATCTTCGAAATCCTCCCGGTCTACGAGGATAGCGACGTCTTCAACCTGGATGCTGTGCATGGCTACCAGTCCGAGAACAGGGAGGGGATACGGGGACCGTCACCAGCCATTGCAAACTCATGTGCCCGCTCCAGATCTTCTTCGTAGATGCCATGCGGGTCCCGGAGCGTTCCCCCGTCACCTTCGATTTCATCCGAGAAATTCAGGCCGGTTGGGGTGGGCAACACCCGATGCTGTAGACAGCGCGCCGGAATGGAGATGGTATCCACGATGTCGTCGAAGTCGCCCTTGTCGAAGGCCAAGATTTCGGGTAGGGCAGTAAAGTTTACCTTGGGAGTATCTGGCAAATGGATAAGGCCCATGCCACTTTGCGCCTGCGCAGCGGCCGCCTTGCGTCGTTTGTCCATGCCACACGCAGGTGGAACCACGATTTCGAAGTACTTGCTGCGTTTGCGCATTTCGCGCTCAAGCATTGGCCGAATGGCGCTGAGGATGGGGCCAGATTCAATGAGAATCTGGAATACGTTGTACCGTTCGGCCAGATCAATGGTTGCGATGACCGATTCGTAGATGTCCAGCTTGTCGTGGACAAAGTCTGGCAAGAAGTACTGGTGGTCATCGGCGGTAACTGCCATTGGCCACAAGCACGTGTAGTCGTTTTCTTCTTTGGTTTCCAGCGCGTAGTCTGTGGAAAGGTAGAAGTACAACTGGTCTGCAGGCGGGAGTTTGGCCGGATCGTACAAGTGGAAGTGCTTGCGCTTGAAGAAGTTACCTTCTTCCGCCACTGGCTGCTGCTGGTAGATAGCCAACCAGTCGCGCGGCGTCATGTTTTCTTGCAGCTCTTCGTAGAACCCGCGTTGTGGGAAGCGGGCCGGGTGCAGCGCTTCCCCCTTCTTGCGGTGTTTCTCGTCTTTCGTGGCAATAGCGGGGAAGTCCACTGAAAACCACCGGCGTTTCTTGGCCGGCCGCTCCGCGTCTTGGGCTTTGATTTTGCCGATTAAGTCGTTAGTGCGCCAGCGTGTGTGCATGACCACCATAGCCCCGCCAGGTGCGAGCCGTTGCATAGCGGTGGTCCAAAACCACTGCCAGATTGCGGTGTTGACCGTCTCTGAATCGGCTTCCTTGGCGCTCGCATACGGGTCATCAAGAATAAACAAGTGGGCGCCGCGGCCGTTGATGGTCCCGTCGCGGCCCACAAACCGCAACCCGCCCCCTTGAGCGGTGAGGAGCCGGGAGCGCGAATTGACTTCGGGATTGAGGGTGTAATCGGGGAAGATGGCCTTAAACCGGGGGTCTGTTGCCGTTTGCTTGCACCAAATGCCGTGGTCTTCGGCCAACTCTCCAGTAGCTGACGCCACGATGACTTCCAGCTTTGGGTTGCGCGCACTGAAAAAGAGCGGGAACCCTTTCGAGTACGTTTGAGATTTAGCATGCCGGGGCGGCATGGTTACCAGCAACCGGCGCAACAGCGCGCCAGCCTCGCTTGGCTTGCGAATTGCGTCTTCAAGCTGGGCCGCCCGTTGGCACATTTCGGTAATGTGCCACCCGGGTTGGAAGTCAGGGGTGAACACTGACAGGAAGGCTTCCAAGCTTTGGCCGGCCAACTTGCGCTGCGCTGCGACTTGCAAGGCCCGCCGCCGCCGCGCGTGGGCCTCCATTTGCTCACCGATAACGGCGAGGCTAGTCACTTGTTTCTCTGTCGTCGTCTTCGTCGTCTTCCAACAGCGCGTCCAACGACCCAGCTTCGGCCTGTGCTTCGGCTTCCTGCGGCACGTAAGTACCAGCGGCAATCTCGTGCAAGGTTGCCGTGTCCGCATGCTCAATGGCGTCCAGCGCCAGCTTCCGGCTGTCCACCGCGGTCGTGGTAACGGCCAAGCTGCGGGGGGAGGGCAGGAACTTATCCACGAGGTAGTTGACTTGCTTTCTCCGCTCCTCAGGGCTCAAGTCGTCGTAGAGCGCGTATCCCTCATCATCCAGCATCGGATGCCCGGTCAGGCTATCAAACTTGGTCATGCGCCCTTCCATGGCGCACTGCACTGCCAAAGCCAAAAGCCCTTCACGGGGAATGTTTGCCCGTAGCCGTTCGGCATGCTGATGGTCTGCGCACGGAGGGCGCGAGGGAAGGCGGAGCATGCGTCAGTATAACGCTATTGGCGCTGTGTGTCAAGAAAGGGAGGTTTCAGTTTTTGCTGAGATTGGTAGAGATAAAACGATACAGGTAGTAGTGTTTCAGTTTTTGCTGAGATTGGTAGAGATGGTAACAGTACTGGGGAGTGACGAGGCTGGTAGTAGTGTTTCAGTTTTTGCTGAGATTGGTAGAGATGGTACCGCCCCCACCCGTCCAATCCCCCGGCCCCCCGATTAACCCCATCCCCTATCCACGTAGCACCAACCCCTTCACAGCAGGGAGCGCCGCCAGGTATGCATCGATGCAGGGCCATGCCGTGTTCACGGCATTGTGCCCCCTAGGAGGGCGACTCGTTTCTGGCCTGGTGGCCTGGTGGCCGGAGTTCGCGCCTGGTGGCCTGTGCTGCACGCCTGGTGGCCTGTGCTGCACGCCTGGTGGCCTGTGCTGCACGCCTGGCGCCTGTACTGCACGCCTTGTGGCCTGTGCGGCGCCTTGTGGCCTGTGCGGCGCCTTGTGGCCCTGGTGGCCCAGAGCTCGCGCACCAGGCGCGCCAACAGTACCACTATCCAGGATTAGCGCCAACAGTACCACTATCCAGGATTAGCGCTATTTGCACCACTAGGACTAGCGCTAATTGCACCACCAGCGCACTGCCAGCGAATAGCGTTAACTTGCAAATTGTATTTCAATGCCCCCTAGTAGACATAGGGTTATCTTGGTTCTTTCCTTATTGGGTCGGGGAAACACGAAATTACAATTAAGGGTTCAGTTGGTTTGCTTGTTTGTGATTCAACGTATTAACTGGACTTATGACGATAACGCTATATTTATGGCCGTAACTATTTCTGATTGGTAAGAGCATATTAGGGTCGTCGTTGAACCCTATGCTCTTTCAGAATCGTGAGAGGAATATGATTTTAAGGCTTTAATACTAAGATGTTCTAGTTTTAGTTACTATCTGAATTGGACGGTTGGGGGCTTTTGCACCCCCTGTGGGGCGCTGGACTTACATAACGCTAACAGATAACGCTCAGAAAACATCCGTCAAAAGAAACTAATCGACCTCCTCTATTAACTGAAATAATTTTTAATCTCGTATTCCCGTAGTTGTATAAGCCCTTAATATCGGCCCATTCTGTCCCATATACTGAAGCAGGGCCCTGACCATTGTTTGTTTGTATTGTGCGAACGCCTCGCAATAACTGGTGTCACACACATGCTAGCGCGCGTGCCCAGTTGTGCTCGCTGTGCTTCAAATAGCGGTATAATGAAAGCATACCACAACCAACCGCAGCCATGAAAGGGCCATCATGCGCTTCGTCACCGTTCGTTACCTGTCCGGCGTTACTGCTCGCCTCCCCGCCACCACACCCGTACATGGTGAGCCAGTTGGCGCCAGCAGGTTGCCAGCTTCCCCCCTTGCCTATCCGCTAGCCCCTGCTGGCACTCTTGGTGCCCTGCAGCCCATTGGCCGTTACCAGCCCGACACTGCGCCTGCGTTCACGTATTTCGTTGCGAGCGTTCATGGCTGGACGCCTGTCGAGATTCTGTAACCGCAACCATGAAAGGCCAACCCATGCACCATATCCCTATTCACCTTTGGCCCGACGCGCTGCTAGGCGCAGTGGGCGCCGTCTCTGATACATGCCGATGCGAGACGCTAGCTAGCCAGCTGGCGCTGGCCCGCCTGCAGGAGGTGGCGCGTAACGCCCCAGCTGTGGAGGTGCACCCTATCCACGTGGGATCCAATACCTTTTACCTGGTGCCTAGCCTGTATTGCACGCTCGACGCAGAGGGCAACCGAATCTTGGCATCCCATCCAGACGCCGCCGGCACGTGGCACGCATCCGATGGTCAGCTATGGGAGTGTGGGAGTAGCTGCGCCTCTTCCATGGCAGCATGGCTGTACCACTACGTGTAGCAACCGCAACCCTTTGAAAGGTCAACCCAACCCGTCCTTAAGCTATGAAAGGGCCCCATCGTGCACCATCCTCCTCCCTCGCGCTGCCGTCTCGTTTACGCGTCCGTCGACGATGAACGCGACCACGTACTTGGGCACCAGTACCACAATATAAACATTGTAGTAAGCCAGTGTTGCACATGCTATCGCTGTGAAGTCGTCGAGGAACAACGCGCTCGAGGCTACGACGAGGAACAACGCGCCATAGTCGTCGGCTGTGGCGCGTCGTTCCCCGACGCCTTTCGCCAGGCCACGTCACGCGCCTGCAGCGTCGGCATGAACTCTGGCCTGCTGGCCGAGGCCATCCGCCAAGCCTTGGGCACCCACGCTATGATTGTCATCAGGCGCACGCTGTACCTGGCTGCCGGTATCACGCCAACGGAAACAGAAACGCGCCCCCACACCCCTTAAAAGGCTAACCCAACCCAACCCAACCCAACCCAACACCTCCCAGCCAAAAAAGGTCAACCCATGTCGACTCCTACCCATATCCTCGTTGAATTCCCCAGCGGCCATGTCGAAAGCCTGCCAGCTGACACGCCACTATTCGTGGAAAGCTGGGCCGATGCTCACAAGCCTCGTGAAGACGACAGCGGCTTGCGGCTGGTCAACGATTTAGTACCCGCAGGGACGCTTGGTGATCCTAATTGGCTCGTCCATGACCGGGTTTTTGATCCAACTGTGCCCTTCACCTACTACGTGGCGTCCGACTACAGCACAGCAGAGCAAATTGCCATTCTGGGCTAACAACCCACAACCCACAACCCACAAGCCACAAGCCTTTGAAAGGATATCACCATGCAAGCCATTACTACCAAGTTCATCGCCCTAACCGACCATCGCGGACCACGCGTCAAAGCCAAGTGCGAGCGCGGATCAATTACCATTCCCTGGCAAGATCGGTTGGAGGGAAACAAAAACCACCGCGCAGCAGCTCAAGCGCGGCTCGCGCGCTTCATCGCTGAAGATGTAGCCTGTGGCATCGTTCCTAGCTGTTGGGCTGGTGAATGGCATGAAGGCGGATTGCCAGCGGGCCTTGTGTTCGTACAAGCGCACAACAGCGTGGTTTTTCCTGCCAAGTAAGGGCAACCCACAACCACAACCTCAACCCACAACCCACAACCCACAACCCAGAAAGGGCACAACATGAGCGAACCAAGCGCAGTCGGCACCGTAACCTTAACGACTTACCAGTATCGTGATCGGGTGTTTCACATTTTCCGTGAAGCAAGCTGTGTCATTGACCACGAAGGCCAGCAGGTATTGCGCGTGCATCCTGATGTTGGTGGCACGTGGTGGGCGCGATGTGCGTACCACAATTGGGCCTCAGGCCGCAACATGACGGACGCTGTGAAAAACTGGATGAGCAAGCACCTGTGAACGTACAATCCGCAACCCACAACCCACACCTACAACCCACAACCCACAACCCACCTTCGTCGACGGCAGGGATCTCTCACCCGCACCCTACACCTACTATGTGGCGCCCTATGACGACTGTGCCGAGTCCGTCGAAATCGTGGGGTGAGGAAGCCCACCCACTACCACCCCCAGCGCCGCCGGTCGCTATCCACACCGGCAAGGAGTCTGCCATGGACATGCCAAACAGAAGCACCCTCGCCACCGTCCTTGACGTCATGGGCGGCGAGTGGGACACCGACGAGCTGATACGCCTAGCCGTGGTGGTGGACACCCTGAGCACAGCTAGGCTATGCAGGGAGGTCGAGGACGCAATACGCGCGTCAGCCGAGGCTTACGCCAGCGACTGTGACTACGGCGGCGATGAGATGGACGCCGTGCTAAAACGCGCACCGTATGATAGTGAGCGGGAGGCCCTGCGCGGCCTGGCGGCAGCAGTCACCGTGGACAGTGACATCGCCATGTGCAGCGTAGCGTATACGTACCTCGAGGCGCTCGAAGCCGCCTCTGAGGACTAGTCCACACCCCAACCCACCCCACGCAGGAGCCAGTCCTGCATTTCACCCGCCCCTGACCAGGGGCGCATCGATTCCGACCGGGATCAGGAGTATCATCATGAGCACAGACACGCACATCTCTGTCACCCTCGCTGCTATCGCGGATAGCCTGCGCGCCCAACTTGCAGCGCGGCGCGCGGACGCAGAGTCCGCAGAAATAGTCGAATATCGGCTGACTGTCGCAGAGATACTAGCTGCAGCTGAGCAAGCGGGTGCGCTCGACACGGCAACCATGGAGGCGCTGGCCGAGGTGGCTGACCTGGCAGCGCAGGGCCGGGCAGAGCCGCGCGCCGTAGTAGACGGGTGGCGAGAAGGCTGCACGACACTGCCCACCCCTCTGCTAGCGCAGTGTCCTGCAGCGCGGGAGCGCGCGTTGCGAAACGCTCTCGATGTCATCGAGGACGCGCCTCGGTACCATCGCTGGGCCCCCAGGCGTATTTGCTCCCCGACGACGTCAGCGCGCAGATGGAGGACGCGCTTGCCGCCTTTCGCCGCCAGCAAAACGAAAGAGAGGAGCGAGCGCGGCAGGCGAGAGCGCGCGAGATCGCAGAGACTCAAGCCGCCGCGAAGCGCAAGGCATCGCACCTGGACGCACTGGCCCGCCACGTGCTATCGGGCAATGACGCGGCCCTGGCCGGGTGGGATGCAGGCGAGATCCGACCGCAGGAGGTCACTGGCCAGGTGCTGGCTGCGCTGCGCGCAGCAGCCGGTGATCTTCTGGGCGAGGCAGACACTTGCACCACGGTCCAGCGCGTCTCCGTCGCAGCGTATCGCGAGGGTCGCCAGGTACTAGACCGGCTCCGCGCGGCAGCGTCCGCCGTAGCTACGGCGCTGTCTATGCTCTGTGAGGTCCGTCGCGTGCGGTATGAGCGCCAGACCGTCGTGAAGTACAGCGACGAGTACGAGACCCGCACAGACCGGTACTGGACCGCCAGTTACGAGATCTCGATCGGTGATCTGAGATGGAGCATCGAGGGCGTGGTCCTTGACCAAACCCAGAACGCTTGATTCCCATTCACATCACCCCTGCGCCGCCGGTCGCACCCACACCGGCAAGGAGACACGTCATGAGCGACACACTACTCAACAACACGCCACTGATCGACATCAAGATCGGCGGGATCAGAGCCACCTACCACGCAGACGGATGGACGAACAACGGCAGAAACCTCTCCGACATCATGGCAGTCGCAGAAGAGGCGGTCGAGATACGGCCGCCGTGGGAGATATGGGACACCCGCCCTGCGCTCATGGATATGGCATGCGAGCTGCTCGGCGAACTCTTTACCGCCGCGAGCGAGAGGCAGACCGCAGAGCAAGCCGCCACGGCGCTGCAGGCCGCAGCCGCAGAGGCGGACATTCCAGCCTACGTCGACGAGCTCCGGATGATCACCGGTGCCGGGCGTGCAGCTCACCAGCACCGGTCTACGGCGCTGGCCTATGCGTCCCTGCTCTGGACCTCCGAGACGGCTTGGTCCCGAGACCGTGCCACCGACGGCCAGACGCTGGCCATGGCGGCGACACTCCTAGAGGTGTACCAGTGGGGCGATGGCGGTGGCTGGTCGTGCCCAGGCTCGGGCACTCAGCGTGGCACCGATCCTGATGTGCTGCAGGAGCTCGCGACGCTCGTCTGCCGCCTGGGCGTGCCCATGGGAGGGGGGTTTCATCGCCGATATGCCACAGGCGGTGACGCCTGGACGGCTGCTGCTGCAGCAGCACAGCAGAGGCTCGGGGTGAAGGCCGTCAGCTGGGCATACATAAAGCAGTTGCACACGGCCGAAAACGAACACTTGATTGACCTAGTGGCGCCAAGGGACGCAAGGGACACTATGCGCCGGGCAGCGCTGCGGGAGCTCTACGACAGCACAATTGAAATTAAGGGCACAACATGAGCAAACCAAGGGGCACAACATGTCAACCTATCCTATTCGCTTCGTAATTGAAGATCACAGCACAAGCAAAGCACCATGCGCCGTGGTGCGCAGCACACGCACTGGGGCCACGCTAGCGTGCACAAAGGCTCCGCCTGAAAACGTAGCCATGGAGTTGCATCGTGCGCTTGGCGTTCCTCCTATTGAAGTCAAGCATTATCGCATGCACAAGCAAGATCGGCAAAAGGCTGCTGACTTCTGGCCTCACGTGAGCCATGACTTTCCCCATACGCTGGAGGTAACCTTGCGTAACGCGTTTCTGTCTGACATTATGTAGGGCACCTTTACATGCGCATCCCTTTCACCTCCACCAGTGACATGTACGCCTTCGCTGTGGCACTACGCGCAACTGGTCACCATCCAGACGGGTACTCGTACGCAAGCCGTGCCGACCATGGCTTGCCCTTCTCCCTAACTAACTACTTAACCAACTACTTAACTAACTACTTAACCAACCACAACCGCAGCCACAAAGGAAAACCCTATGCCTACCCTCGGACAGTATCCCATTGATTCCGCGTATGCACGCATGCAACGGGGAATGCACAACGAACCCGGTGCATCAATCCGCGAACGCATCGCTAGACTCGCAGCCAAAGGTGACACGGCAGCTGCTATGGCGTACGTCATGCACGATGCGTCATTGCCAGCGCGCCTTGCCAACGCATTCAACCTAGCTGTCGAGCTGGTCGAGTTGGGCCAAGCTCCAGCCATCGAAGATCTTGCAGCATTTGCCGCGCAACATGCCGGCGATCCAAGATTGTTGTCGCGACACGCCAAGCGTCCATCCAGCATGGTGCATGCCGTAGACCATCGAGACCCGCATCTTGTGCACAACTTTCGCTTGTACGCTCGTGGTACCATCTTCTACCATCTCACCACCTACCTTGTCCCATGCACGCCAGGTAAACCACCAGCTGGTGAACCATCGCATCGTACCCCGGGCGAACAAAAACCCAAGTCGGATCCGGTATGCTGGGAGTATCTATTGCCAGTTCTTGATGGCGTAACTGCCAAAGACTTTGGTGCCGCAGGCCTTACCGTTTACGCGTAAGGCTCACACTTCACGTTTACCACACGGACACGGGCACGGCAGGCCTTACCGTTTACGTGTAAGGCACACAATTCACGTTTACCACGGAGTATACCATGCAATTGCAACAAGTCGTCGTCCCAGCGCTGCGCAGCGTGCGCAACCTAAGCCAGGCGGTCCGAGCAAAGCAAGTGGTGCAGCGGTGGGTACTGCGCAATCGGACCCGCATCAACATGGACTGTGAACGGGTGACCATCCTGCTGCACCATGCCGGCCGTTACCGCTTGCAAGGGCGCCTGCTGCGTGCGCAAGTCTATGAGGACCGCGCTCATCGCATTCTTGACACCATACCTACAACCTAAAGGGTACCATACTTACAACTTACAACTTCGTGAAAGGGCAATCCATGTCTCTTGCCACTCATCCTTCCTCGCATCACCGTCTCGCCTACGTGTCCGTCAGTGACACCGTAGGCCACATGCCCGGGCCCCAGTACCACGACCTAGACGTAGTGGTAAGCCGCCGTGGCAATAGCTATCGCTGTGAAGTGGTCGAAGTCCGGGGCAATACTCAAGTTTGTGTCAAGGACCACTGCCGACGCACAATCGTCGGCCGTGGCGCGTCGCCTCTCGACGCTTTCCGCCAAGTTACGGCACGGGCCCACGACGTCGGCATGGATCTTGGCCTGCTGGCCGCGGCCGTCAGCGAAGCCCTGGAAGCCCTGGCTGCCAGCCCGTGTTTGTCCTGGCTGCCTGACCTACCTGTCTCCGAAGCCAACGAAAGCGAGTCCGCGTATAGTGCATACGATGCTCGGTCGGGCTGGTCAGGCCCGGAGCGAGCGACGCAAGAGGAAGCAGCGGAGGATGCACGCATCTACAATATTGGTGGTAGCCGCGGCAATGCTGTATACGGTGTTACGGTGCGTGCCGGCGATCCGCTGGTGTGCCGTGGCTGGCGGGGGATTATGTGATAGTCATGGGAGGGCGATGCCGTTGTCCCGTGCACCGGTCACTGCTCATTGCCACCACTAAAGCCTATCGCGACGCGTGGCCGGACAGGCACGCCATACCTACAACCTAAAGGGTACCTACAACCTACTAACTAAAGGGCAAAACATGTTCAATTCTTCTAAGGCAGTGTGGCTGTTGCCCCCTGCCGTAGGCCTTCTTGCTTTCTTGGCGCTGCTGCGCGGCCACACACAACCTACACAACCTACGCAACCTACGCCGCAAGAGCGCGAAGTTGTCACTGCGTATGTATTTGACTGGCCCCGGGCGCGCGCCCTCATCGAAGAACACCAGCCCAAGCGTGCATGGGCAAGCATTGAGCAGCGCTACCCAACCAGCGAAACGGCAGCCAAGCTGACTTGGAGCACCTATGCGGTGCTCATTTGGCTTGACGGGCCCGTACCGCGGTACTCAACCCCTCACGCCATGCGCCCAACGCTTGACATTCCGTCACTGCGCTTTGATGGCACAACGTATCCATGCTACCGGGCCGTAAACTGGCACGAATGGCGAAACCGCCAAAACTACCCTTGGACTCGCCGCGAGTTGCCAGGGCTATTAACTACACAACCTAAGGGGCAACAATGAAACCTATGAAGCTATGCTTACTACTCCCGGCCCAGTATGTCTGCGGAATGGAAGTGACCAAGAGGACAGGGACCAAGCTACACACCGCCCAGCGATCGGTGAAGATCTACGCGGCAAAGGACTGCCCGCAGGCCTCGCAGACGATTGAGTGCCCAGGCGTGGTTTTCCTCATTGACGCTGTTGGTCATATCTCCGCGGTCACAGAGGACACGTTGGTCTCGGTGGAATTCTGCAACGCCAACGAGGCGAAAGAATTCCTCCAAGAGCTCATTGACGACGAGGATAAGTGAGGGGCAACAATGAAACCTACCAAACCACAACCTAAAGGACAAAACATGAACGGGCACAAACCTTTGTATCACATAGTAGACGGACAGCAGATTCCCGGGCCGCCCCCCGGAATGCGCGGGGACACGTCGGGCGTATGGGGCAATGCAACTGGCTTGTGGGGGGACGTGTCTGGCGACCTGACGGGCGACCTGTCGGGCGTATGGGGCGACCTGTCTGGTGTGCGGGGGAAAGTGGAAAACCTGATGGGGTTCCTGACGCCTGTGCGGGGCGACTTGTCGGGGTTAGAGGGTGACCTGTCCGGCGCCCTGTCTGGCCTGGGCAGAAACCTACCGGGCGTGGCAGGAGACGTGACACATGTGTGGGGCGACCTGACGTATGTGCGGGGGGACCTGACTGGCCTTTGGGGCCCCATAACGGGCACGTGGGGGGACCTTTCCAATGTGCGGGGGGACCTGTCGGACGTAGTAGGTGAACTGATGGGTGTGCGGGGCGACCTGTCGGACGTAGTAGGTGAACTGATGGGTGTGCGGGGCGACCTGTCGGAGGTGTCGGGTAACCTGACGTACGTGCGAGGCGACCTTTCGCATGTGTCGGGTAACCTTTCTCACGTGTCGGGTAACCTTTCTCACGTGCGGGGGGACCTGTCGGGCCTAGTGGGTGACCTATCCAGCGCCCGGCGCCCTGTTGATAAACGTGTGATGAAGCAATGCCCGCACTGTGTGTGCGTGATTGATGCCAGGGCCACCGTGTGTCCGTGGTGCGACAACGCGGTGCGTGCGCCTGCTACCAACCACCGTACCGTGCACCTGGCTTGTCTTGCGCTTGCCCTGGAACTCGTGCTAGCAGTACTGTATTGGTATTACCCGCACCCTATCCTAGCCATGACTGGCCTATTTGCGGCCGTCGCAACCTTTTGGCTGGCCCTTTGCGCCATTCGGGCCCGGGCCCGGTCCCGGTAGTAATAAAATACCCCTGCCGGATAACCGGCAGGGGCGGTGCTGCAGGGAGAAAGGGTAAGGCCCCGCACACACGCAACCTTAGTGGGTGTGTGTGTGCGGGTGTCAAGTTCCTTTCCCGTTACTCAACCATGATCCAATCGTCCTCGAACTGCTTCTTGGGGACCCATGTGACGTACCCTTCGTGGCGCGGGTCGTCGTGGTTGGCACCGTCGTGATGGGGCACGCCAGGGTCGTGGTCCTCGACGAGGTATCCGTCGGCGGCCAGATCCTCGTCTAGCGCGGCTGGGGTACTCCAACCGCGGTAGTGGATGTACTCGCCCCGAGTCATCGGGCGAGCCTCGACGATCTTCACGCCGACGTAGGTTTTGGTTTCAGTAGTCATTTGGTTCCTTTCATGAACCAGGGTGTTTACAGGCTTCAAAAATTGTGCACCCGAAAGCCAGGGCGGCATCAGTTTCGGCTGCGGCCGCTTCTGCTTCTTCCCGGGTGTTGAATGCCTCTGCGTCAAAGGGCTCCAGCCCTTCGTCGGGGAGTGAGAGAAGCGCGACCGTCGTCGCATCAGGTGAGTGGATAGCCACAAAGAATGGCATGTCTTGCTTCCTTTCATGGTTGCGTGCCCACGGGCACTATTTAGGTACTGGGTCAATGCCGGCAAGCTGAGCTTTGTCGTTGGGTGGCTGCATGAAAACAAGCCAATGCGTCATCCCTTGCCGTCCGCTGACCTGCCCAAACAACGGCGGGTATGGCGATAGCGGCAGGATCTCAGAGAGTCGGAGCTGTGTTTCATTCCATTTGAATACCAGCGTCCCGTCGGGTCGCAGGACGCGGAAGCACTCACGAAAACCGGCGGCAAGGTCATCCTGCCAGGTATCGGACAGCTTCCCGTAGCGGGCTGCGATCCAGGAACGAGGACCGGCGCGTTTGATATGCGGCGGGTCGAATGCGACCAAGGCGAACGAATTATCGGGGAACGGCAGCGCTCGAAAGTCCATAATCGCATCAGGCTCGATGTGCAAAACGCGCTGACCGTCCTGCTTACCATGGCTGCGATCGGTTACCGTGACGGTCTCTGATCGCTGATCACCATAGATCACATCGGGGTGATGGGGGTTGAACCACATGGATCGCGGGCCGCAGCAGGGGTCTAGGATTTGTGGCATGTCTTGCTTCCTTTCAGGGTTACGTGCCCAGGGGCACTATTTAGGTACTGGGTCAACACCGGCAAGTTGTGGCACGAAGTGCCAGGTGGTACCGCGCCGGCGCCAAATGTGTAGTAGGTCCTGGTATTCTACGGGTACGGTGACGTAGTCGGCACCGGTGCGGGCAGCATGCTCGGTAAGCATACGCTCCGCAGCTCCTATCAGCGAGCGCAGAGAATCGAAGCGCGCGCCGGTCGTGTGGTGCCACCACCGTACGGTGGCGTCTGGGCTGAGGTCGTAGGCACCAGCTGAAGCCGGGGCGTCGCGGATGAATTTTTCGACCGTCATGCCGTCTTCCAGCTGCATTGCTGCAGACAGCCCTTGTGGGGAGAAGGCGCGCATGAAGGTTGCAAGGTGCATGCGCGGCGCGCGCGTCTGCTCCATGTCAGCTTCAACACCTGAGTGCACGGCCTGATCAGCGTGCGTGTTGATGCGGCACTGCGCCCACTCCATCGCCCGGTCAATGGCGTAGATGCTCTCGTTTGATCCAGCTTCAATGCCGGACCGCATTTCAAGACACAGCTGGGCAAGGGCGAAATGCGTAGAAAAGCGGGCCCGGCGGGTCGCTCCAGCACGCGTCTGGTTGATGATGTCCAGTACCGGTTGCGAGGATAGGATCGACCAGGCTGAGAAGCGAATTTCCATTGCGGCGCGGCCGCTGCTGATCTCGTCAAAGGTATGAGTGCCGCGCCCCAGGCGTTGGTCGTCCGTCAACGGTCCCAGCCATACCGGGTAGGTGCGAGTCAGCATGTCTGGCCCCCACCGCGTAATTGCTTTGGCGGATAGGACCAGAGAATGGCGCAGGCTGACCCGGCCATCATTCTGCCTTGCCAAGCCGCCGTTGTAGGTGCCGCCTGTGGCCAGCGTCTGCAGGTGCCGCTTGGCTAGTGGGTGGTCCTGGCGTGGTGCGACAAACTCGTCAAGCACAATGGTTCCGTGTTCAAGCAGCTGTGTCACAATCGTCCGCGTGTCCGGGGCAGAGTTGCTATCCGGGCTTGACGAGGCCTGCAACGGCAGCGACGGGCACAGGGCCCGCCCCCACGTCACCGCGGCGGAGGTTTTGCCCGTATTGGTCGCCTCTTCCACGCTGGCGCTCCACGGCAGAAACACCACGATTGGGAACTCGCGGGTGAGCGAGGGTATTTCATGGCGCAGCAGCGAGGCGAAAACCGTGGTGTCCATGACAGCCCGGTAGGCGTCTATGAGCTCGGGCGGCAGGGTGGATTCTGAGATATTAGGGAAGTAGCGTTGCAGCACGTCGAACGGCATCTCAGTTACCGCGTAGGTGTCCGGCAGGGTGTCCCATAGGACTTCACGCTCAATGCGCCGCATTTCCGTGCGTGCGTCGTCCAGATTCCAATGGTACCCCAAGATCAGCTCGTCGGTGTCGCGCACGTCCACCACCACTCCCCGCATGGGGTCGCCTCGGTGTGGCCGGGCCAGCTTCACGCCGCTGAGCTCCGCGCCGTGCTGCACCCATGCATCAGGGTCAGGCGCGGGGGCTGGAACGAGCGTGGACCAGGGCCCGGCCACAACATCCGGCGGCAGGCTTGAAAGCGGGCGCAGCTGGCACAAATCACCGAACGACATGGCCATAAGCGCAGAGTGAAGAGCGTCGTACCAGCGGCGAGCTGGGTCTGAATCACCCAAGCGCGGGACGCGGAGGCCGCGAGTCACCATTCCCAGTGAGGCCGCAGTGAGGCCAGCGAAGCCCGTGGACATGCGAGTGTCAACCAGGTGGCGGGTGCCGCCGTATATGATGGCCAATCGGGCGTCGGGCGCGCGCCGTGCGTATTTAAGAACGTGCAGGAAAGCAAGCGCCCGCAGCCAGTCCGGAGCAAAGTGCTCGGGAAACGCCAGCTGGCGCAGCTGCGGGTATTTGAGCGCGGTCAGCTGCGCCGGCCACCCGCACTGCACGTGTGCGCGTTGGTTCTCACGTTCCCACGTGTCCCGGTCCTCCTCTGGATTGAATGGGCAGCGCGGGTCGCGCGTGAGGGCAGTAACCAAGGGTCGCCAGTAGCCGTACCCACACCCGGCAAGCAACATGCGCACCGGCGCCCACCAATAAACGTCATGGTGTTGTGGATACGTGTGTGGCAGTGGGAGCCAGTGCGCCGCGAGCCGTATCCAGGCGCGCAGTATGTCTTCGTGCGCTGGGTCGTTAGGTACGGTGTGGGCCCCGCGCACAAGTAGTGCGTCCATTGTTTCTTGGGATTCGGTGCATACATCCAGCCCGGTGCGGGCCCCGTCGTCGCGTGGGTAAATGGCGGTATGTATGTCGTGGGCAGCCTGGGCGGTGTTTATAACAGAGTCGATGTATGCGGTAAATATCTCCCACGTGTCGCATTCAGACGCGAGGTCTATATATGGTCGGTACTTCTCCGGTACGTTTGCGGGTTCGTCTTTCATGCAGCCCCTTTCTTGCTCATAGTATTGCGCTTGACACCAGGATATCAAGTGGCATCCTTGTGGGTGTCGGTGGGGCACAGAGCACCTTACCACGGCCCGGCCGCGCGGCAACGTGCGGGAACACGGCATATGTGGTAGGGTCGAAACTGACCAACCAGGAGGGGCAATGGACTACCTCTATCTCGACTGTGAAAACCTGATGGACAAGCCGAACGGCTTTTCCCTTGGCGCCCTGCCGTTGCGCACGTACCTACGGGATGCCACTACTACCGCGCTAGCGTACGCGGTAAACGATGACCCGGTGACGGTCATCTACGACCCCGAAGAGGACTTCACGTTCATCGAGCAGCTACGGGAAGCCTTGCTTGATGAGGACGTGTGCCTAGTGGCGCATGAGTGGTCTTACGACGCGCGCGTATTGGTACACCGGTTTGGGTTGCCATACCCGTGCCATGGACACTGCACAATTGACTTAGCGCATGCGGCCTGGCCCCAACAACCAGGCGGGTACGGGGCGGCCGCCTTGGCACATGTGCCTGCGGTAGCCAACATCCTACACCGGCGAGGGGCAGCACCAGACAAGCTCAGCATTGATTTGAATACCGGCTGCTATACGCACGAAGCACTGCACTCCTATGTTGCGCAAGATGTGGAGATATGCCGGGCCGTGCATGAGGCGGCGTGTGCGCGTGTCTCCGAGTTAGAAATGCGCATTGAAGAAACGACGACACGGTTCCGGCAGCTGGCCCTTCGCATTGATCAGGAGCGGCTGGCAGCGGCCGCCACGCAGTTCAATGCGCAGGCTCTAGAGGGTATGCGGGAAGCAATAGAGATCTTAGGGGCCGACAGTGAAGAGGCGTTCGGGTTTGATGGGGAAAACATCAAGAGCGTCAAGCAAACCCCCCTACGGCAGTACCTGCTGGAAGTGTGCGCGTTTGATACTCCCACTATTTCACTGAAGAAAATTTCCAGTGCCAAGTTATCCAAAAACCGGCTGGCGTCCCGTGTGCTGCACGGCAGTTCGCGCGCCAACCGCATGCGCTGGCACCGGCAGAATGTGTCGAAGCTAGCCGGTGTCCTAGAAGTGGACTGCGAACTTGCCAATTTCCGCAGCCACACCGGGCGGAGTTCAAGCCCGGCAGTGGGAAAAGGCATTAACCTGTTAAACCTGCCCAAGCATGACAAGACAGTGGCGCGGCCTATTCGCGAAAGTTACCGGTTTCCTGAAGGAATGTGTGCGGTGCGCGCAGACGCAAGCAACCTGGAGTACCGAATGGGTGTTCTCATGACCGGATGTGAGCACGGTATCCAGCTGTTTGGCAATGATCCGTTCGCCGATCCGTACCTTGCCTTCTGGTACGACTCCACCCGCCGTACCATCTCACGGTCCGATCCAGAGCGCCAGATGCCGAAAATGGCGGTGCTGGCTTTGGAATACTTGATGAGCGCGGGCGCCTGGTGCGGGCACCTAGCGCGCGAATTGGCCAAGCCGTATACGAAACTGCGCGAAGAAAATTTGATTCAGATTGCAGACGACCAAGGGTGGCGGTACGCGCAAGTGGACAAGTGGACACGAGCGCGGGGGACTCAACTGGGGCTGTCGCAGGGGCTCGTTGCCGTGGGCTGGCATACGCATCGTATCTTCCACGAAGTACACCCGGAGTTTCTGGCATTTGCTAAATGGGTACTGCGCGCGATAAAAGCCATTGTTGGCGCGCCGGCTTCGTACCGCGAATGGGTATGCGAAGAAAAGATATGGCAGTTTCGGAATGCTCCAGACCGGCAGTGGTTTGACATGCACCTGGATCCAGAGCTGGAGGGGGTGTCACTGGCGGTGACGGTAGGCCGGTGGTCGCGCACGGTTGTGTGGCGGGACTTGGGCGTTCGCGATACCCCGTATGGGTACAACATGACGTGCCTGCAGGCTGGCAATAAAGGGTACAGAGCACTGACAAAAAACCTCGTGATTGAAAATCCGTGCCAGAGCCTTGGCCGGAACGCGGTGGCGGCGTGCAAGCTCGCGCTGGAGGCCCGCGGACACCAGTACATAGGCGACGTGCACGACGAAATTCTTACCGTGGTACCGCGAACCCGCGAGCACGTGCTGCGGGCGCATCAAGACTTGATGGAGACCGGGGGACCTGGCAATTCTTTGGGGTACGGCTGGGCGTTCCAGCTGGATGCCAACGAAGTTCTGTGCAGCGAAAGCTGGTATAGTGACGACATGGGCAAGCTGCTTCCGGAGATTGCACCTGGCAAACACCCGCACAATACCGAGTGGTGGGAGCGCCTACGTGACGGCGATGACTCATTGCTTGAAACCCTTTGGTGAGGACACACATGAAAACCGGATACATACCATTCGCAAAATCCCTGCGCGAGCTGCGCAAGAAACACAAGCTATCTACCCGTGACGTCGCAGATGAGTTGGGGGTGTCAGAGGCTGCGATATGTGCGTATGAAAGTGCGTATCGTTCCCCGTCTCTTGCCATATTGATGGATTTGGCCTCTCTGTTCCATACGTCACTTGATGTAATGGCAGGGCGCGAAGGCCTACCACCTGCGAAACAGTGCCCGCGGTGTCACGGGGCGGGGTTCGTGCATGAGTAGTATTACGTACTACCCAGAAGTACTGTGGCCAGAGCTGGGTATCAAGCCCCAAGCAGTGTCATCCGCTGACCGCCCGTATTGCGCGTTGACGATGGCGTTAGCCTGCTGGCAAGCCGATGCGCGCGGGCTACCGCGTAAGGGCAGTCTGCGCGGACCAGACTTGGCCGACATTACGGACCCGATGGAAGTTGGCAAAGTACTCTCAGCCGCTTTCCGCGAGCACGGGGTCAGCTGGATCCGTGCAAACCGGTGGGCTGAGAGTCTGCGCCGGCACAAGGTGCTGGACCCTGTCGAGCTGATCACCAGCGCGGTCGACGCTTCGGGACAGACCTACACCCTTGACCCGTACCAGATTGACGCCATTGCCCACATGACGCCGCACGGTGGCATATTCGACTTAGACACTGGGCTGGGGAAAACACTGGGGGCCGTGTGCTATGCGTTGACGGTAGTGGAACAGGGGTTTGCGGCTGCGAGCCGCTGCTGGATCCTGGCCCCTCGTAATGCGTCGGAGGCGTGGAGCCATTGGCTGAAGCCCCTTGAGGAAGTGTTCGAAGATGTGCGCTTCGTTTCAGTGGACAGTGCGCACAAACTTATCGGAGATAGCGGCGACGGCGGGGTGCTGATCCTGGACGAAACGCACATGCTGGGGGGAGCGTCGACGCGTCGCACCCGTTCGGTACTTGAGGTGCGCAAATCCTTTGACAGCGCCCTCAGTGCAACCGGCACGTTCCTGCATGGAGGGATTGAACGCACCCTGTCCGTGCTGGACATCGCCCTTCCGGGCGCTGCGGTATTCTCAAGCCGGTGGAAATGCGGAGACCGGTTCAAATGCCTAGTGCGCAAGAACATTGGCCCTCGCACAGTCACCGAACTAGAAAAACCCCACGGCACCCTGCGCGCAGAGTATTTTCAGTACCTATCGCTGTTTGTGGTGTCACAGGATAAATCCGACGAGAGCATTCGCGCCCAGATTGGCTTAAGTGGCGTGGACCAGGATGTAGTGACAGAGAAAATCGGCACCGCGTTCGGCCAGAAAGCGGCCCTGGACCTGTGGGTAGCGTCAGCTATCGAGCTGGCTGGTGGAGATCCGAGCCAGTCCCCGGAAGCGGCATGCAACGCCAAGCTAGAATGGCCACACGCCTCCGCTGTCATGCACGCCATGGCGCGCCAGGGAATCGAACAGAAAATTGAATGGTTGGCCACCCACATGGACGATACCGACCTGCCCCTAGTCATTTTTGCACATTCTCTTTACAGCTTGGACGTGCTTGAGGCCGCCTTTTTTGAGGCCGGTATGCCGACTGTGCGTGTTGACGGCGGAGTAACCCGCGGGCGAGATGACCTTATCCACAGGTTTCAACAAGGAGACGTGAATGTGTTTTTAGCACAGTGCGCTGCCGCAGGCGTGAGCATGAACCTGCAGTGCTCATGTCTGTCAGTAGCGTTTGACCACGGCCGCGACCCTACCGTATACTACCAGCTGCTGGGCCGCACCTACCGACGTGGCCAGACGCGCGATTGCCTGCACGTCGACCTGGTCACCAACGATTTGCAGGTTGGCATCGTCAAACGCCTGCGAGACGCGCAGGCGTTCGACGCAAGCTGTTCAGAATGGCAGCGCATGAAGTCCATCAACGACGACCTGCGTGCCCACTACCATCACCTTGATGCATGAAAGGAGGGTCACCATGCCCTGGCATCCTATCTTCCGCAGCATCCCCGTAGTGGGGTGCTACTTCCGCTCCGAAGAGGAGCAAATGGCGGCAAAAGCCCTGACGCACGGCGCACCCGTGGCTCTTGTGCTGGAGCCCGAAAACGAACACGACAACCGCGCCGTTGCGGTACACACCCCTGGCGGCCAGCATATCGGGTACATCCCGGCGCATTCGTCCGGGGCGGTGTATGCGCTGGCTGAACTGGTCGAAGCGGAGATTGACACCCACGCTTATGTGACCAAGGTGTCGTCGAAGGGCTGGCCCGTCATCACAGTTGTGGTGGGGGACGAGTCATGACCCCTGCCCACCCAGACGAAGAGCTGCTGGAAGCGGCCCTTGAGCGGCTGGCAGCCGCCAAGACCCTGGACATTACCGATGACGAGAGCGCCGACGCGGCGCGCGAGATTCTCGTTCAGGTGCAAAAGCTGCGCACAAAGGCCGAGACGGCACGCAAAAAGGGCAAACAGCCCTGGCTGGCCGGGGGCCGGGAAGTGGACGCACACTTCAAACCCGTATTGGATGCGCTGGACAAGGCAAAGGGTAAGGCCAAGGCTGCCATGAATGCGTACCTGATGAAGGTGCGCACCGCCCAGCGCGAGGCCGCGCGCCGGGAGGAAGCCCAGGCTGCCGAGACTGTAAGCCTGCGCAAGGCCGCCGGCGCCGAGAGCATGAGCGACGACGGGCACCTGACCCCGCAGCTGCGGCCCGAGGAACTGGAAGCCCCCGAAACTCCCGCTTTCTCTACGACCCGTATCCCCACGCTGGTGCTGGGCGACGAGTCCAAGATACCGGCCGAATTCTGGTACATCGACAAGACGGCGGTTCGACGGGCCCTGGCCGAGGGGCGGAAAGTCGGGGAAGCCCGCATTGAGTACATTGAACAAATAGCAGCCCGATAGGGCAGGAGATACCCCCATGCAACACCCCATGCGACCACAGCTCGCTGAAGACATAGCAGAAAATTCCAAACCCGCACTTGCCGAGGAGCCGGAAAACTTTGTGTTTTCCCCCGCGCAAGTTGCCCACTACGTGATGACCCTTCCCGAGCATCACCGGGTAAAATGGCTACAGAGTCTGGCGTATCTCGTGAACGATGCCGCTTCTGGCTGTAAAGGAGGAAACCCATGACAGCCCTGACGGTATTTGCAATGGCGCTAGCCGCGATGACCGCGGCTAACGCTGACCCGAAGGGCTCTGACAATAGGCACGAGCTACAAGCGACGCTTGCTGGGTGCCGAGCAACAAGCTTGGCCACACTGGTGCTGCTCGTGCTCAACGAAATTTTCCGGTAGACATCCTACCATTCCTAGATACCATGCGGTTTCGTACGGTATCTTTCACCCACACCCAGGAGCAAATCATGGGAATCAAAGACCTGCGCGCCCCGCGCAAAGCCAAAGCACCACAAGAGGCCGCGACGCCCGAGGAGCCCGAAACCAAACTGCCAGCCGCCCAAGAGGAGGAAGACGAAGAGGCCCAACTGGCGGCCCAGCTTGCACGCATTAAGGCCAAGAAGGCTGCGGCTGCCAAAGCGGTAGAACCCAAGCAGGAGCCCGAGCAGGAGCCCGAGCAGGAGCAGGAGCAGGAGCAGGAGCCCGAGCAGGAGCCCGAGCAGGAGCCCGAGCAGGAGCCCGAGCGGCGGTACGCACTGGCCGGCCGACTGCCCCCGTCTGGGGCCTTCCAAGCGCTCGTGCAAGCTGGCACGCAACAGACGGGTGCTGGGCTGGATGCGCTGTTGGCGGGCGACGATGACGACGGTGACTTTTCACTGTTTCCCGAAATCGCGGTGCATGGCGGAGACACCGGGGGCTCGTGGGTCCCTGCGGTCGGTGAAGAGGACGAGGCATACGACTCCTTGCCGCAGGGCCGGAAGCCAGTACCGGCTGTGTTGCTGTCAGTGCGCGCCGCGGTGACGGCATGGCGCGCGGATAAAGACTCGATGGGCGACGACAGCGAGAACACGCCAGCGTGGTCGTTCGCGGCCCCGCTCAGCGATTTGCGCACGTTGACGCTGCTGTCACAGGCCACCAAGAAATTCCAGATGACAGCGAAAGAAAGCAAGGATAAGTTCGACTGGGATGGCGGCAACGGAACCGGGCGCCCGGTACCGCGTCTCGAACTGCTGGTATGGCTACCTGATGTCGGGTTGGCCGTGCTGGCTACCCCGCCCACTTACCAGTCGTTCATCGACACAATTCGCAGCTTGCGGCAGAACGTGTGCGACACCAACGGCAATGTCGTTGCCGGCCCAGTATCGGTCGCGATCAAAACCGATACCAAGCAATCGCGGTCGCGGTCCTGGAAGTCCTACTCGTTTGGGTTTTCCACCCCGCGCGATGGCGGGGCCGAAATGCTGGAAGCCTTCCAAGCATGGCGCGCCGAGGCGGAAGAGGATGACGAGGTCAACGACAAGTTCGAGCAGTGGACTTCGGCCACTGACCGCCCGCTGACTGAAGATGCGGTCATGCGCATGGAAATGGTGCGCAAGGCCTAAGACACACCCGGTCTGTCCTGGCCCGCGGCAGAACCACACCCGGACAAGCGGGCCCCAAACGGAACCAAGCCCCACGCCCGAAGGAAAACACATGGCTGAAACACAAACTCCGACGCAGAAACGGCACCGCGTTCACTGGCGCCCGCGCGCAAGCAGTCTGGGATACTACGCTGCGTGCGACGCGCGCGCCTTGTGGGACCGCGAACACGCCCTGGAACTTGAAGCGCTGGGGCTCGAAGAAGAGCGCGAGCACAAACCAGCTGCTGACCTTGGCACTGTGGAGCACTTTCTATTGCAAGATGGAGTGCGCGCCAAGTTCCCCGGCGACCCGCGGGAGTACGCCCCCGATCGGGACACCGTGGAGTGTGCGGCCTCGCTCTTCGGCGGGGACGAGGAGGAGATGTTCCGCATTGCACGTAAAACCGTGACGGCGGCGGCTCCGTGCCTGCCCGTCCTCCCTGACAAGATTGGATGGCGTGCTGAAGTCGAAATTACTACCGCGCTTCTGTCTGGACACATTGATTTTCTGTCCAGCGATCGCGCTGTCATTGTTGACCTGAAAACCACGTCGCGTCCCCCGGAAAACAAGCAAATTAAGCGTGAGCACCTGATTCAGATGTACGCGTACTACCTCTTGGTACGGAACACGTGCAAGGTTGCTCCCCTACGCGGGGTGGTGATTTACGTGGACAGTCGCGGCGGCAGCTGGACGTTGCCTATCCATATTGACTTCACCACTCACGAGGCGGAGGCTTTCGCTGGGGTGGTTCAAGATTACATCCGGTATCTTCGCTCCCGGTCCTTGGAAAAATTCGCCTTCCCGAGGTTGTCCACCAAGTGCAAGGACCTGTTCTGTCCATACTTTGGCGACTGCCACAAGCTGTTCGTGCCACCGCCGGGTACCATGTCTGAAAAACCCGAGGCCCCCACCATTCGACGTTCGGGGCTCGCCAGCTTGAAGGAGATGCTGTGACCTTCCCCCTTCGCCTGTCTGCCGAGATGGAACACCAGCTGTCCAACGCAAGCCGCGACACGGGCATCCCGCGTGTGGTAATCGTGCGCCGCTTGCTGCGCGCGTACCTGGACGGGCGGCGCATTCCCGGCCTCCCGCAACTTAAAACCCCAACCACCGGTGCAAAGGCCGGCGCCACGACGTAAGGAGTAAACCATGCTGAACGTAGCATCCATCCCAACGCCCAACCCTGACATAGGGTCGCTGTGGTCGCGAAACGGTGTGCTCCTTTACTTGCACGAGATTTCTTCCGGGTACCAGCTTACCCAGCTGCGTACCGGGCATGCGGTCCGTGTAGGCACGTCCAAGACAGCCCTGGTCGATGGCTGTACGCGTGTGCGCACGCCGGTTACCGTAGAAAACAAAGCGGAGGCCTAAGCATGAAAGCGTTTTTCCGAGAGCTGTTGCGCCGCCAGTGGCACCTTGAAAAGCTCGTCGTAACAACTGCCATCAGAGAGATGCTGTGCCTCCATCGGTGGCACCTCGAAACGCACAACGTAACAACTGCCAGCGGCGTCACAATCACTCTGGCGTTTAAGTGGTGCGGTAAGTGCGGCGCGTTGCGGCAGGTGCTCGTGTACGATGAGAACAAACCCAACAACCGCCGCTGGTTTCTCCCGTCGCATCCGCCATCTGACATGAAACCACCGGCGCTTGAGCGCTACAGCGGAAGGGAAGGTTCACCATGGGACTTGACACGACACACGACTGTTGGAGCGGACCATACACCGCGTTCATGCAATGGCGCCGCACACTAGCACACGCTGCCGGCATGCCACCGCTAGAGCGGATAGAAGGGTATACCCAGCACGATCCTATCCGCTGGGAATGGCTCCCGCCCTCCCCGCTGCACGTGCTGCTGAACCACAGCGATTGTGAGGGTGAAATACCGGCAGAAGCATGCGAAGAGCTGGCTGATGCGCTTGAGGCGCTGCTGCCAAACTTGCGGAAGGGCTACTGGCAGGAGAGAACACGGCGGTTTATCAAGGGCCTCCGACTCGCTGCTGCCGCGGGCGAGCCAGTCAAATTTCACTGAACACACGGAGAAGACAATGAGCAAGAAGTTTTACACTCCCGAATCCCTCGACCTGCGAGGCTGCACGGTACGCCTGCGTGGGCAGGCTGGTGAAGAAAGCCCGGTCGTCACGATACCGAAGGACGCGCACCAGGAGTCAGGTCTTGGCTATGATTATATCGTTTACCTATGGAGCGGCGGCTCTGCGTTTCAGAATTTGCCCGGCTGCCGTGCGCTAAGCTCCGAGGACGTGGTCGAGATCCTGCCGTCCTCCCCGCCTGAGCCTAAAGAGGAGAAGAAGGCAACTGAATGGCAGTTTGACTTTAGCAAGGAGCCATGCCCAGCATCTGGGGCCGAAGTTGCTGACTGGGCAGTAGAAACATGCAAAGAGCTGTTTGCCGTTCTGTTGCGGATCGCGCAAATGGGATGCGACGGCGGGGTTTGCGCGAACTCCCTTGACGTATGCCTGGATATGCGGCAGGCGGCGGTAGACGCCGTCAGAACCTACGGCCGGCAACTTACCGGCAACGAGTAGCAACCATGCGCAGCGAAACGATAGCCATTGATTGTGACTTGCGCCGGCTTCATGCCTGGGGCACGGGGTGCCGGCGCGTGTGCTACAACGCCCCGCTGGCCCAAGCTATCAAGCACCTGCAGGCGCGGCGCGCCGCTGTTACTGACCTGGTGGTGTTGTTTGAAATTGCATCCCCTATTGTTTACGACGCTGCCGGCATGCCACCGCTAGAGCGGATAGAAGGGTATACCCACGATGGCACAACAAGGGTCGGGTGCGGCAAGTGGCCGTATCCTGCTAACACCGGCAATCAGCCGCCAAGCCCTTAGAATCACGGGCGCGTAGCGGCCCGTGCATTCGCTTGTTGGGCGGGAGCCCACGAAAGGAGTAAGGAATGGAAAACAAAGAGCGCGAGGCAACCGAAGCGCGTAAGGCCCTCGGACTGCCGCTCCCACAGACCTGCGGAGCCTTGAGTAGGCTGATCGGCCCCCGAACGGAGAAAGACCGACCGTGGAGGGAGTACCCTATCGGGACGAAGGCGCACGCCTTCATGGGCGGGTATTGGGTGCGAGTTGAACAAGGCTGGAAATGGCACGTAGGATCGACCTTCCCGCGGCCGGGCGATGACGCCATCGGCATGTGTATTGAGATGCCCAACAACCTGGTTCATGAAAGGAACCACACCATGGAAATAGCGAAGGACCCTCACCCGGCGCGCCGGGTGACTTGATCGCGCCTGGACCAGGACAGGAGAATAGCAACCATGCGCAGCGAAACGATAGCCATTGATTGTGATTTGCGCCGGCTTCATGCCTGGGGCACGGGGTGCGGGCGCGTGTGCTACAACGCCTCGCTGGCGCAAGCTATCAAGCACTTACAGGCGCGGCGCGCCGCTGTTACTGACCTGGTGGTGTTGTTTGAAATTGCGTCCCCTATTGTTTACGGCAGTGCGCAGGAAGCGCGAGAGCGCGCCTACAACACCATGCGGTGGGCAATTTATAACGCTTTCGCTGCTGGGCGCATTGCCGCGGTCTTTCCCGGCTTGCTCGTAGCCCCGTCGTCGGCCTGGACCGAGAGCCACAGCGAAAAACAACGCCACGCCATGGCTGCCACTACTGCCTCCAACCACGATTTGCGCGAGTGTCAGGCCATGCTTTCGTTTTACCGCCGTAATCCTGTAAAATGGGTACCATACCACGCGTACCTGGAGAAACTATGAGCCATGGCGAACCACTACCTTCACACTCTGCGCGTTCGGCTCCTGGCCGTGCAACCGTAGACCCCGTGTCAACCGACTCCACGCCCCCCGCTGAAGACTTCGCGAGTATCGTTGCCAGCACTACCAGCAGACGGGGGAAGGACTACGGCACCCGCTTGGGCCACTTCGGGTGTTGCGGCGCCATGATGTCGATTTGGCGCCAGACCCGTGCACAGTACCTGCGCGAAGGGCGCGTAGAGCAGCTGCCCGACGATTTGGAATTCGCGCTAGAACATTGCGTGCACATCATATGTGATAAGCTGGCACGAGCCGCGGCCAGTCCGCTTAAGCGGGACCATTGGGTCGATACCGCCGGGTACGCCGACTGCTTCACGGGGGCGTGCGAAGAAGCTGCCGTGGAGATGGAGTAGCTACCGTATCCCTAGGGTCTTTGCCGGGCCTTCTTCGGTAAGGCGCAGCATGTCCCGGATGGGGGCGATGCTGTCCATGAAGATCCGCAAGCGGTCTTCGCCTTCCTCCGCTTCGAACTGGTCCAGAAGGGCCCGGGCAATGGGGCTGGCCTTGAGGATTTCCGAAAGCTTGCCGCCGCGGTAGACCAGCGGCGTGACGAGCTGTCGCCCGGGCATCATGTCTCGCAACAGCATAGCCCCGGCATCGTTGAGTGCAGACGCGGCGCCCCCCGCATCGCCGTCAAACAGTGCCGTTGCCCAGCGCCCTTGCAGCGCCACCCAAGTGCCCAGTAACGGGATGCGGGCAAAGTTGACCCCGGCGAAGTCCCCGGCCGCCAGGCGCTCCAGTTCCTCATCGTCAAGGAAGGCGCGCAGCAGCGCCGGGACTACAAAGGTCATCGCGGTTGAGCGCGCCACCTGGTTGATGATGCGCCGGCGGTTTGCGGCCGAGGGTTCCGACGAAAACCGCGCGAGGTCCTGCAGGAGGGCCGCGTAGCTGACGGCGGGGGAGTACCGCAACCCCAGTTCACCGCCCCGGATGGCGCCGCGAAGAACAGGGAAGAAGGTACCGCCCATGGCCCGCCCAAACGGGCCCTCAGAACGGCGCGCGGCATCCTCCAGTGTCGCAACCATTGCCCCTACCTTGGTTGTGCGGTTAAACGGGCGCTGGGCGCCGGCGTCTTTCAGCTCGCCGGCAATGAGGTCTTTGGTTTCCTGCGACATCGTGTCGACGTTAGATTCCCGTGCTACAATAGCGTCATACTCCGACGTTCCCCGCGCAGCGGTGCGGGCGGCCACGGTGTGCGGGACGGTGGCCATCAGGTATGCCATCAGCGGCACTTGGGCCACCTGGTCCGCGGCACCGTACAGGCGGCCGGCCAGCTCGGTCGTGGTGCGTGCCATGCGCGGGATTATGCTTTCGGACACCCCGAATACCGTTTCGGCGTCTGTCAGTGCCCGGCCCTGTTCCAGGGCCTCAAGCTGAACTCCCCGCGGATCCCCTACAATCTTGTTCAGCGTCCACGACCCTTGTCGGGCAAACGTCGTCAGCACGGCCCTCGGGATTGATGCCAGAGCGCGCGCCGCCGCAACATCCGCACGAAGCGCTTCGCGCAGTGACGGCACCCCCGGAATTGGGCGCCCAAGCGCCGCAGCGATTTCCCCGCTCACAGCCATAGAATTCTGGGTAAGGATTTCCATGGGGGCAACCGCGGCCGCCGAAAACGCGACACGGGTCGCACCTACCGCGCCCAGTACCATGCTGCGCGATAGCAGGCTCACAGCCGCCGCTATCCGGTCCGCGGTGCCTATCTCGGCCATGGCCGCCGTGTTGAGTGCCAGCCCCCAGGCGCCGTCATCAGCACCCATTGCCAGCATGTCCCATGAAATGCCGTTGCGCTCCAGCGCTTCGGTGTAGCGCACCCACCGCCGGGCCCGCAGCTGCTCGCGAAGCTGGTCCCCGGCTTCGCTGCCCTGCTCCTGCGTGCGGCGGGCCACTTTCTGTTCTTCGCTCTGGCTCAGCCGTCGCACCTGGTCTTGAATGCGGTGTAGGCGGATTTCGGGGGCCTCTTCCATCAGGGCTTTGTTGGTCTGCAAGCCTTGCCCTTGCAACGAGGCGTTACGGCTCGCCAGCTCAGCAGCGGTTTCGACAAGTTCCCCCAGGCGGGTAGGATCGCCGCGTCCGCGACGCAGGGCCGAAGAGTGCCGCGTACTCAGCCGGGAACGTGCTTGGCCAAGGGCAAAGGTTTCTTGTGGGGTGAGGGCACGGCCCACCGTGACCATTTCCTGGACATACTCGACCATGGCTTCCGGGCCGCCGATGACTTCCAGGAACAGCGCCCCCTCTTCGGCTGCTTCCACGTTGCTGAGGTAGTCGACCCGGCCGCGCTCCACCGCGGGAGGCACCAGTATGGTTTCCTCCGCCGAATGCGGCAGCACCGACCGTACCGCAGCGAACACGTCCTCGCGCCCCACCGGCGCGTCAGGGCCGCCGCCATTCTGGGCCTGGTTGAACAAGTCCGCGGCGTCTTCGGCTGCCTTGGCTACGGCCGCATCGAACTTGGCACGGGCGAACTCGGGAGTGGAAGCCGCCAGCTTGCGCAGCTGGTGCAGGCGGGTCAGCAAGCGGCGCGCGTCTGCCCGTATAGCGGTCTGGCCAGCACCCTCTGCCAGTTCGGCGGTAGACCTGGCCACTTCCTGCGCGCGGTTAATCTTCAGGATCAGCTCGGCTTTTCCCGCCGTGTTGAGCCGCATATCCGCGTCTTCGGCTTGCTGTTCGGCGCGGGTCGCCGCGGCATCCTCCTGCTCGGGCACCCCAGCATCTTCGGACTGAATGGAAGCAATGTTGCGCGCCAGCTGCTTGCGGAAGGCCTTGGCTTCCTTGGTCCCTAATCGGGCCTCAGCCATTGCCAACCGGTCTTCGCGCTCGCGCCCCCGCGCTTCTTTCTCGCGACGCAGTTCGGCCTGCGCCTGGCGAGTCCGGGCCGCTTCCGCCTCCTTCTCTTGGGCGGTTTGCTCCCGGACTTCTTGCTGGCGGGCCCGTTCTGCAACAGTATCCAACCCCACTTCTTCGCGTAGGCGCCGAAGTTCGGCTTGCGCCTGGCGAGTCCGGGCCGCTTCCGCTTCCTTCTCCTGGTTGGTCT